GGGGGCGGAGCCAGAAGGCCGAAATAGAGCCACAGCAGCATGTAACGATCATCAATGGAGCCAAATCCCCCGTCCGGGCTGGGCAGCACGGCCGGCACGGGGCTGCCCAGCCCGATCAGGCTGAAACGCTTATTGCGGGTGTCAACCGCCATTAGGAGAACTCTCCCCTGCTGGCCGTTGTGCCATCATCTGAGACAGTTGCTGTGGCAATATCTCCCGAATCCGCATCATTGCGCAGGGCCTGAGTAGTAGTCGTCTGCGTGATCCGGTTACGGGAGAGAGCACCTAGCCAGCCGATAATATTCCGCAGCGTCGCGCTGCCCCAGGCAAAGACACTGCCCGGTTCGGTAATGGGCCTATCCAGTACCGCATCAGCGATGTCATTAGCCGCCGCCACATCCAACGCCACCTCCAAGTTATCGGTTGTGGTCGCGTCCAAGTCCAGCCCCGTGCCCGTGCCAATAAGTTCCATGCCGTCGCCATTGGTGGCGTTGCTGGTAGCTCTGATTCCAGCCGATCCATCAGTACTGCCGCCATCGGCCCGGATGCCCGCGCCATCACCGGACCCGGTTGCCTGCAGGCCCTCGCCCCCACCAGTGCCAATCAGGGCCATGCCTTTCCCGGCGCTGGCTCCGCCCTGGCCGATGACACCATTGCCCGTTGCGCCGCCCGTGCCACGGATCCCCGGCCCGCCGCCTTGCCCGGCCGCCTCGATACCCGCGCCGGAGGTGGCCCCGCCGGTAGCCCGGATGCCGTCGCCAGAACCTTTGCCCACAGCGTCTACACCCTCGCCGTCGGTTGCGGCCTCAGCGTGTATCCCGTCGCCAGAGGTAGCCCCGCCATGCGACCGTAATCCGTGCCCGGTCGCGCCGCCGTCCAGGGCCATGCCGTGCCCTGTCCCGTTGCCGAGACCGGTAATGCCGTTGCCATTCGTTCCGCCCGCGCCCCGGATGCCAGCCCCGCCCGCGCCGCCCGCGCCTGATATGCCATTGGCAGCGGTCCCTATCCCGATGGCCTGGATACCGCTGCCATCGGCCGCCGCCCGCGCCGAAAGGCCGTGCCCCTCGGAGGAGCCGCCAGTAGCCCGCACTCCGTCGCCGTCCCCCCCGGCCTGGAAATGTGCGCCATGACCGGAGGAGCCGCCAATGGAATGCAGCCCGGCCCCGCTGTCCATGCCGGTCAGTAATACGGCCGGCTGGTCAGTGGTGATGGAGATCACGACCATACGCTCAAGCGTGAGTACGGCCGCATCGCCCGCCTGCGCCTCATTCCCCAGTTTCACGGCCGAGAGGTATCTCTCGGCCGTTCCCGACCAGTCCATTTTGCCAGCGCCGAGCAGGGTATCGCCCACGGACGGAGCCGCGCCGTCGTAGACCAGCACGGTGTAGACCCCAGCCGCTACGGCCGGGAAATCGCCTAGATAAATCTGGCTGGCCGTGCCGCCTTCCGTCAGGCTGATGGCGTAGTCATCCCAATTCGCATCGGTGATGGCTTCAAAGCCAGGTGTGACCGTATTGAATGCCTGCCCCACATTATTCAAAATGACCGCGTAGAGGCTGGTTAAGGCCGGCGTGTCGTGTGGAAAAATAATTTCGTTGCTCATGGTAGTATTTCTACCTCCGCCTTTGCTCTCTGTGTGTCCAAAAATGTAAGTGCGGCCGTGACCTGCGTCGGTGTCAGGTTGCCCTGGTCGTTAATCTGATGCCTGGTAACGAAACCGCCCTGAGCATCTAGCTCAATCACTCTGGCGTGTAATGACCGACTGCCGACAGTGCCATCACCGTCCCGGAATCGCCATGTGACACGGCCGACCACATTGCCCGCCTCAAATGACAAATCAACAGGCAGTGCCGTCCGCCTCGTTGCCATGAATGACAATAGCTGATTAATCTGCGTCTGCGTCAGGTGTGGCACTTCGTCGCCCGACAGGGTACGCATGATTGCGCCATTTTGGTCAAGCACCTGTAGAAAAAATCGTAATGACCGGTTGGGATTCGTGCCATCCAGGTCATCAAGGAAGTGGTCAATTTTGCCTATTGTCGTAGGCGTTCGTGGCTGCTCTTGTGTCCAGGCCATAATTATTGTTCCTCCTGAAAATCCAGAAGCCAATCGGCCGCCTCCGCCTGCTCTTGTGTCAGCAGTGCCGCCAATTCGTCCACTGTGAAAAATTCCTTGTCATCTTCACTGGCTACAATCAAAGCCTCCTGGCCCGTAATCGGGTGTGTAATCCAGCCATGCCAATGCGTCGTAATTGCGCCTTGTTGCAGCCCCGCCGCCCGATTCATTGCCTCGGAGCGGCTGCGGGAATCGGCCGTTTCTTCTGTGAGAGGTAGATATTCCGTCATGGTACAATGCTCCAATAATCATCTAATGCCGCCTCAACCGCCTGCCGCGCCGTTGTGTCGTGATTTTCGGCTATGGCTATGGTGGCGATGTCGCCAATCCAGCCGGATGTTCCACCAGCCGATGCGCCAATTGTTATTCCGGCTGGATTGAATGCTCCGGCATTGCCGGCCTGTTGGCTTACACCATTAATCCAGAACTCGCCCGATACGCCATTTGCCAAACCCGTCCATATATTCCAATTAGTGTTTGCCGTTCCAGACAATAAATTGCTGTTGGCGTAAAACCGGAACAAGCTAGAAAACATAGCAAAATATAAATTATCACTCGGAGCAAGGTCGCTAAGTAACCATTGCGTAGTACTGGCCAGGCCGCTCGCTTTTGCCGCAGTGTATACATTAAATGGCTGAGATAGCGCTGCTGAGAATGTGGCAACTAAAAATCTATTCCCAAGTGCGCCACCGCCTCTCCCAACCGCGTGCCCGTTCTGCCCCGATGCCACAAATAGCGGCTGATTCCCAGCCGTGCCCTGGCTCACATCGTCGGCCGATACCTGGTCAGCTACCACAACGACGAATGCGCTACCCCCCGCCCAGGCTGCAACGGCCGCCACGTCTAGGTTGCCGTCAGCGTCATAGGTGAAATCTAGCTCGGCATTGTCGCTGCTCCGCCGAAATCTCACCAGACGGCCGGTGTAGCTGGATAGCCATCTCCTGGCGATGCACCAGACATGCACCAAATTGGCAATGGCATCGAACGCGCCGACGAAGGCCGCGCCCCCCACCGGCAAAATAGGAAACGATGTCGGACGGCCGATCATCCCCGTCCGCCCCAGCGCAATCGGATAAATTAATGTCACCGGCCGTTCCTCACTTTCGCCCAAACGGCCGGGAAGTAATATTGCTCATCCGCCCCAGGGGCCGCCAGGCAAAGAGGCAGGCAGCCGAAAACATGGGGAGCGGCCGCGCTTTGTTTGCGCGCAAACAGGACACCAGCTCCTGTTGGCCCCCCAACTCTTGTTGGGCGCAATCGCAGCCAGGCGGCCGTTAGCCCCAAGCTAATTAAAAACTGTCGCCTGGTCATGAATTTTCCTCGTGTCATTAAAACAATCCATATAGATAAATCACAGAATCGGCCGTGAAATTGCCGCTTGGTGTGATAATCAAGTCCAACCTGCTGACCCGGCTCGCGCTGTGCCACCAGGCATCAACGGCCTCCAGGGCCACACCAAATGCGCCGGTGGTGCCGTCGCCCATTGATGACATCCGGCTGTTTAGTGTCTTGAAGGCGGCCGCGTTTTGCACATCCTCTATGATTAAATCCAACCCATCCCGACTGCCCGCAACACCGCCGCTTGCAGAAATGGAGCCTAGCGTAATCGCTGATGTGGCGGCCGCAACCGTGTTAGCAACCGCGCCGTTCTGGCCAGTTATCCTCGATTGGCTGTAATTATTGCCACTATCGTTGTTAATGAGCATCGTCAAGTTGCCAACCGTTCCCGCGCCGTCACTGCGAGCAGCACCCACAACCTTTAATTGACGAAAAAACGGCGGTATGTTTTGAAAGCTGATCGTGCCGCTTGCGCCCGTGCCGACCGCTACTGAAATTAATACGGCCGTGCCCAGCCCGGCCCGCACCAGTGTCCGCACATCCGTCACCGCCGAAAATTGACCGCCCCCATCCAGCAGCACCTCGGCCAGGGCCACTTCCCACGTTGTCGCGTTTTGGGTCACGGCCGCCGTTGAAGCGGGGCTGGTGGCCTTCACCCGTGCCAGGCGTATTTGCGGCGTGGTGGCCAGGCCGTCGCGGCGCAGGACAATGAGGTCGGTGGCATTGGCCTGGCCGGGATCCCCGTTGATGTTGAAGTCCACATTGCCGTCGCTGATAAACAAATAACCCAGGGCCATGCCCACCCCGGCCGCAATCCGCACCACCCCGGCCGAGGGGTTGGAGATGGCCAACAGGCCCGCGAGTGATCCCGCTCCCAGGCCGGGAGGGGAGCCGGGAAACAGCACGTTGGCCGGCGTACTGGCCGTCCAGTAGATCACCCCGGCCCCCACCGGGTCAAAATTGCCCATAAACAGGCGGGCGGCCGCCAGGTTTTCGGCCGTCAGCGGGTTGGCATCCCCGGCCGCCGGCACACAAGCAAAGTTCCAAGAAAATTGTGTCATCTCTTAATCCAATTAGGAATTAGGAATTAGGAATTATGAAGGGGGAAGTCCCGTTGGGCGGCCTCTTCTTCATAATTCATCCTTCATCCTTCATAATTTCTTCCTACGTACACGGCGGAAAAATACCGATGTACCTTGTCAGGTAGCTAATAGAGAAGCCGCTGCCACCAGCCTCCCCACCTGCGCCGCTGACATTGATCACATTTGTGCCATCGGCCGTCAGTGCCCCACGTGGGATGAGCCGGAAGGTCATCAGGTCACTCAGATTATTAACCACCCCTTTGAGCTTTTGGCCAAAGTTGTTAACCGCCGTTACCACATTGGGCGTGATGGTAACGGTCACCACCTCCCCGGCGGCCACACCATAGTTGAGGCGTATTTCCTTGCCGGCCGTCTCATTGCGGATGGCCGGGCCTGTCCAGGGGCCGATAAATTGCAGCGTCATCGTGTCGCCAAACCACGTGCCCCCGTAGAGAATAGTCACATCCTCATTGATGTTGCCGCTGCCCAGGCACAGGGGCAGGCAGAGGGGCAGGCAGCTATCGGCCGGCTCCAGTTCTACCGCCTGGGTGGTTGGGGCGGGGTTGTGCCAGAAGGGATCGGCGCAGAAGAACTGCACCCGTTCCCGTAGATCGCTCTGCCTGGTGCGGCCCTGGCCGTCCCAGTCTCCCAGCGGCCCGCGCAGGAGACGGGCCGGTATCTCGAACTCCTGCCAGTCTTGCCGCATAATCAGCAGGCGGCCGCTGTCGCTGGCATCCCCGCCTCTATTGGGCCGAGTGATGTCAATCAGCTCGCCCTCAGCGCAGTACCAATCCTGGCGGCAGGCCCCCCGCTCGTAAATATCCAGTGTCACCACCTGCGCCTGGTAGCGGTAATCCCTGACCGTCTCCCCGTGCTGGAACGGCCCCTTATCAGTAATCCAGGTCAGTTCAGACGGCCCAATGCCGCGCACAGAGATGGCTGCCCGGCCGCCGCCAAAGACGGGGTACTCGATGCCATCAGGGGAGATGTAGTAAGCCAGTTCTAAAAAATCCACTTTTAATCAAATTAGGAAGTGCCAACCCGGTTGGCCTGAATTAGGAATTATGAAGGGGGAGGGGGAAGTCCCGTTGGGCGGCCTCTTGCTTCATAATTCATAATTCATCCTTCATAATTCTCCTCAGTTGTAGCTCGCCAGGACATAATCCAACTGCGCCGCCGTGCTCACATCACGCACGCCGTTGTTGACGATCTGGACGCTGTTGGAGCGGTCTACCTGGTTATTGGTAGTGGTAGAGAAGTACTGCTGCGGGGTCTGGGGTAGGGAGATGTTGGCCTGCGGCGGAGAGAGGAGGGCGGCAACGGCCGTCTGTACCCGCCTGTCCCTGTCATTAAGCTCCAGCACCAGGCCCTCCTTAATCTGGTGCCCAATTTCCATAAATCGCCTTGAGGCGCTGGCGATGCCCAACTCCTCCTCGGCCTGCTCTACCACCTGCTGCATGGCGCTGCTCATGGCGGCGAGTAAATCGGGCAGATTGGCATCCAGCCCCAGTGTCAGGCCGCCCAGAATATCGGCCGCGTCTAGCCCGTTCTCCCGCAGGAAGGCCAGGAATTCAAACTGTTGCTGGAGGAATTGGAAGTCCGCCTGTTGCTTCTGGATGGCAGCAATACGCTCTTGTTCCTCCCGGATTTCCCGGCTGGCCGCGCTTTGCTCGCGGTAGAGGTCCAGCAGCAGCCGGGCCTCACGAGCGGTCTGGGCATCGGGTGCGTTCCGGCCCAACTGAATTAGTTCGCCCAAATCCAGGCCGGCCGCCTCAAAGGAGGTTGCCCCCAGGCCCTCAGCAATCCGCTGTTGGGCCAGGCGGATTCTGTCGGCGATGGCATCAGCGTTATCTTGCAGCGGCCGCAATGTCTCAGCCTGGAAGCGGCGTACCAGGTCGCTGCCGAAGCCGGCCAGCTCGCTGCCAAAATCAAAGAGCGAGGCGGGCCAGTCACCCATCTCTGTCTCGGTCGTCTCTTGCAGAGCGCCAATCAGGTCAGAGACGGCCGTTGTCACAAAGGGAACGCCAGCCACAATGCCGGCGGCGATGCCCTGCGACCAGGGTAGCCCAATGCTCGTGGCGGCCACCGCCGACGGCGAGGCTATCCCGGCCGCGTCCTGGGCCGCAGCTACGGCCGCAGCTACGGCCGCCGTTGCCGCGTCAGAAATGGCCCCGGACCCGGCCGTGATGCCCCCGGCGATACCGGAGGAGATGTTGTAACCAACACCGCCCCAATCCTCAGCGTCGAATTCATCCACCACCCCGCCCACAACTGTAGCCGCCTCGTTAGCCGGCAGCTTGCTGCCCACAGCGATCCCGATGGCCACATCGTCGGGAATGTCATAGCCAGCATCGCGCCAATCGGGACGGCCGAAAACATTGAGCACCTCGTTGATGGCATCGGTTGCCTTTTCCGGTATTTCCTTAAAGCCATCGGCCGCCGTCTTGGTGGATTCCTTGACCTTGCCGCCGCTCTCGACAAATGAGGCCAGGCCGCCGGAAGATAGGGCACGCAGGGCCTCGTCGGCCGTAAAGGCCCCGGACTCGATTCCCTGGATGGCTTGCTCTAGCAGCACCGCCTCTTCCCGCGAAACAACGCCATCTTGTAGGAACGTTTGAAGTAGGCTATCGCCCACCCTGGAAATCTCCGTGTTCAGCCGCTCATTTTCCAGGCGCAAATCTGCCTCAGCCTGGGTCATCAGCCCCAGAGCTACCGCTACATTAGCCGCACTCTCATTGAAGCCGCCGCCGAGTTGGGCGTTTTGGATGAATATCTCCTGCACCATCAGCCGGTGAGACTGCTTGATAGCCTCAAATTCGGCGGCCATTGCACCTTCGGCTTCCTGCGCCTGGGCAATCATCGCCTGGTTCCATGGCTCCTCAGCCAGCGCCTTTTGGGCTACGGACAAATCCATTGTGGCCGTGATGATATTATGTATACTGGCCGCCTGATCATGGGCCGCGTCCTGGGTCGCCTCGGCCACCGCCTTGCGCCGCTCTATTTCAAATTCGGATAACTCGACAATCTCCTGTATGGCTTCCCGCTGCCGGCCGTAAGCGGCGGCACTGTCCTCGGCCGCGGCAATCTCGGCCAATCTAAATTCATGAGTGGCTGCCGCGGCCGCTGCCTGCTCCCTCTGGGCCTCAATCTCCGCCTGGCGGGCCAGCACGCTCTCGCGCAAAATCTCATTGCCGACCGCGTAAGCCTCGACCTGACGGTTGTGGGCGGCGGCTTCTTCTTGGGCCGCTGCCGCTGCCTCCCTTACCGTGTCGATGTAACCGATAATATGGTTGTCCAGTTGAATGACCCCGTTTTGGACCTTCAGGCCCGCGCCAAACACCTCCTGCAAGCTGTCTTCTAGCAAATGATTGGACCCGCTAAAATCGCCCGTCTTGATGATTAAATCTAAGATAGAGTCCCGTATATCCCCGAACGTCCCCGTTAGACGGCCCAGGCCGGTCGTCGATAGCTCCAGAGCCTCAGCCAGCCGCCGCGCCTGGTCTTCGTAGTTTCCCGTCGCCTCGGCCGTCGCTTCCAGTTCGGCAATGCCCTCCCTTACCTGATCCTGCCCCTCCTGGCGGGCCTCATTGAATTTTCCCCAGGCCATCGCCACGCCCACGATGGCCACTGCCGCCAAGCCGGCCGCCACTACCAGCGGCCCACCCAAAGCGGCCGTCACCCCCGACAGGCCACCCCCGGCGGCCGTAAAGACGGTAGAGGCCCGGCCCATTGTGGCCAGGAAGCCGGTAACCCCACTGTTGACGGTGGTGATAACTTTGAAGGTTAGCAGGGCCTTGCCGATAAATTCCAGGGTCCTGATGATTTCCGGCCCGTGCGTTACCGCCCACTTGCCCAAATCTACGGCCGTAACCACCAGGTCCGTACCCGTTGCCACTGCCTGGTCAAACAGTTCCAGCGTCTCCGGGCTGACCATCGTGGCCAATGTGGCCCGGAATGCCTCTACCGGGGTCTTGCCCCGTTCCAGGTGGCCGGCGAAGGTTTCGATGAAATCGGCACCCTGGGCAAAGAAATCAATGAAGCGGTCGGCATTGCCCTCTATAAAAGAAGTGGTGACTCGTGCCAGGTCGGCTAAGGCCGGCAAATAATCACCACCAATCCGCAGCTTCACGGCCTCAATCACCCCGGCCAAAATATCCATGGCCCCGGCCAGGTTATCCACACGGGTGGCGGCCGACTGCTCGGCGTCCACCTCGGCCATAGCCGCCCCCAAATCTCGGAAGCCGACCGCCCCTTGCTCGGCGATAGCCAGGGCCGCGTCCAGCGCATCCCGGCCGAAAATGGTGATGAGGGCCTGCTGCCGCTGCTCGGCCGTGAGGCCGCTGATGGAATCCTGCAAAATCTGGGCCACGTCAGCCATTGAGCGCATGTTGCCCTGGGCATCAAAGAAGGCGTTGGAACCATCTTCGGCAATCAGGTTAAGGTCGGCCATCACGCCCTTGGCCTTCTCGGTGTTGGGAATCAGGCGCAGGATAAAGTTGGCAAAGCCCGTTCCGGCCGTCATGCCGGAAGAAAAACTGGGTGCCAGCAGGGCGGCGGTGGTGTTGAAGTCATCAAAAGAAATCTCGGCGTTATCGGCCGTTTTGCCGGCGTTGGCCAGGAAGAGGGCGTAATCGTCAATGGCAAACTTGCTGTTGTTGGTCACGGCCGTAATGCCGTCCACCACGGAGATCATCTCATTGCCCTTGAAATTAAAGATAGCGGCCGCATCGGTCATGATGTCAGCGCTGCGGGCAAAGTTACCACCGGTGGCATTGGAGAGGAAGACGGTGGCCCTGGCTGCCCCGTCCATAATCGTCTGCATATCCAGGCCGTTCTTGGCCAGCACTTCGATAGCCTCGGCCGCTTCCAGGCTGCTCACCTTCAGCGTCGGGTCAATGCCCAAATCAATGACCAGGTCGTTTAGCTGCTCAAGCTCCTTATTGGTCCCCCCCAAAACGGCCGTCACCCCCGACATTTGCGCCTGCAGGTCCCGCGCCCCGCCGATACTGTCCCCCACAAACTCTGCCGCCGCCCGGCCCGCGTCGTGCAGCAGATTACCCACCGTGCGCAGGGCACCGGTGGCTATGTCGCTGATGGCATTGCCCAGGGCAATCGTCTTGACACCGGCCCGGCCGCTGTCATCGCCGAACTGGACTGTGACACGGCCGGCCTGGGCCATCTCCCGGATGTAACGGTCAGCGTCCTGGGCAATGAGCCGCGAGCCTGTAAGGGGTAGTGACATAATCTAAAAGGGATTAAGGTGCAGCCTTAATCCCTATACTCCAATGAAACGGCCGATTTCAATCTATCCAGGCGCATATGCGCTAGAATCATCTCCTGGTACTCTACCGGCCGCTCCCTGAAATCTTCATAGCTGCTGTGGTCATAATGGGCTGCATCAACCCACTCATGCTCCGGGTTCTCAATCGTTATCCCCGATGGCTTCAGCGGCCACTTCTGAATGGCCGTTGCTCGAAATTTCACCTGGAAAGTTGTCCATCTCGGCCAGGATCCGCCCCTCCTCCGGCCGTGCCTTACCCATAAAATAGGAGAGAATCTTGTCCGACTGGCTGCCCAGGCCAAAGTGAATCAGCCAGTTGACCCGGTCATCCTTGTCAAAGACGAAATAGTCGGCATAAGTTTCCTTGAACTCCTCAACCTGTTTCTGCCTTGCCTCATCCATCTCTTGCAGCCGGGCCGTGTCAATCAGGACAAATTCAACCAGCTTGTCGCCCAGCCGCTCATACCAGGCATTTAGAGTACGCAGGTAGTTGGGGTCGTACCGGTCCGGCTCAGTGCCCTTCCCCTTCTTGCCGATGATCACCTCTATCACCGGCGGCTGTGGCTCGGGATCCCCACCCTCGGCCATCTTGCGGATCATCTGCCGGCGCATGTGCATGGCATCATAGAAGCGGTGGCGGATCTTCTCGCCCGTCTCTTCGACGGGGTAAATGTGAATTTTGGTAGTCATGGAATCAAATTAGGAATTAGGAATTATGAATTATGAATGAAGAGACCGCCCAACAGGAGTTGGCCCTCCCCCTTCATAATTCATCCTTCATAATTCATCCTTAAACTAAATTGGTAATGCCGCCCAGGATAACACCGGCCGTGCCGTCATCAGCCAGGCCGCCGGCCAGGATGTTGTTGACGGCCACGCTCTCGTTGGCTACACGGGGATAGACAATCCGGTTTATCCGGTCAATGGCCAGCCAGTTCTTCAGCCGCCAGGAGTTGGAGGTGTCGTTGGCCCAGGTAATCCCGCCGTTGGGGGTGGTGAAGATGTGGCCCACAGGGGTGGCCGTTGCTCCGGCAATAAAGCCCACCTCGCGGTTAATGAAGGTAATATCGGCGATGGTGGCCACCGTTAGATCCAGCAGCTTTGTAGCCCAGGAGCGGCCGGCGTTCTCCGAGTAGCGCACCAGGCCGGCGCTGTCGCCAACCCACCACACATTCTCGGTTTGGGCCTCAACGGCCGTCCCGTTGGCAATGCCCGGCGCGGTCGCAGCGGCGGCAAAGGAGCGGCCGCGATTGGTGGAGACAAGCAAGGCATCAGTGGCTCCAACGGCTAGGATAACCTTATTCAGTCCCTTAATGCGCGTCAGGTTCTCAGCGGTGGTGCCCCCGCTCTCGATGGCCTCCACTCCGGCCGGGATGTTGGTGGATTTGTAGATAAATCCCCCGTCTCCGGCAAAGAAAACCTCACGGGCATTGAAGACATAGATGTCATTGGGGCCGGCGGCCGTATCAAAGCCGGCCGTCACTTTGGTGAAGGCCCCAGGGATGCCCGTAAACTGGTCAATCTCGGCGTAGTAGTAGCCCACTTCCGGGCTGGCGTTCTTATAAGATACGACCAAATACTTCCCAATCACTGCAATGCCGGTGGGCACATCGTTGTTGTCGGCCCCGGTGATGGCCGCCATCACCGGGGCATTATTCCCGATTTTGTAGCGCACGTCGGGCGGGGTGGTGTCGGTGACATTGATGACCACCGCGTACTTGGCCACGCTGCCATCACTCAGGAGGCCGCAGTCGCCGCAGTCTACGGTGTTACCGTAAGCAACGGCCACCACCTCGCGGGGAATGGCCCCAAAGGGCTGGGCAAAGGAAATCTCACCCAGCAGGTACACCCGGCGCGGCTTGAATTGCAGTTGGTGGTTGACGGCCGCCGAGGATTGGCCGCCGCCTCCCCCCTGGGTGGTGGTCACGTGATGGCTGGCGGCCAGAACGACCACATAATCGGCCGGCGTCTCCAGGAATAGGGAGGGGTCGCTGCACTCGGTTACCGATTGAAAAAAAACCGGATCACACTGGGAGAGGATCCCGTAGAGTTCCCTGGGCACACCCCCCTTGCGGGGCATGAAGGTGGCCGTGAAGGAGGGGAAGTCCGGGGCACTGCTTTCCTCGCCGATTGGCAGCCAGGTATTGGTGGCAAAAGGTGACTGGATATTGATGGGGCTGATGTCTCCCTTTGCCGAGGGAATGGTCACAGACGGGATGTACATATAATCCGCCTGCACCCCGGCATAGAGGAACTCGGCCGATGGGGTTGCTTCGCCTGGTATAAAGAAGTGCCGGAACTGGCCTTCATTGTGAACTTGTTCGCCGACTGATGTTGGCATAATTGTCTCCTTAGTCCAATTAGGAATTAAGAATTAGGAATTATGAAGCGGAGTTCCTTCATAATTCATCCTTCATAATTCATAATTTTCTTTTTAGGCCAGCACGCCCTGGCCCAGCCTCATATGTTTGACCTGTTTCCAGGCGTAAATGTGCCCCCGGCGCGTGCCGAAGGGATTGTTTAAGTTTTCGTCAGACATGCGGTAAAACTCGCGGTCGCTGGCATTGGGGATTTTGGCTAAATCCTGCTGCCAGTGGGTTAGCACCTGGTTGCTCCGGTTCTCCTCGCAGAAACAGCCCTCAAGCTCGGCACAGGCGAAGGCAAAGAGGGTATTTGTCCAGTCGCTCCCGTACTTCAGCCCGCTCTCTGTCTCGGCGACAGTTGCCCCGGCCCGGTAGCGGACAATTACCCTATCCGGCTGCCGGCAGCCGCTCCAATTGCGACCCACCCACTCGCCGGCCTGGCTCAAGGTTGCCTCTCCCACATAAATAGTGCCTCGCCGCTTATCCCTAATCTGTGCCCGGGCTACCACGTAGGCCAGCCCGGCCGGGTCGAGGCGGTTGGTGTCGTAGGTCAGGGCGGAGCAGCAGGCCATATCCAGCCCCCAGTTAGCCCAAGGGGGGGGATAGGATTCCCAAATCAGGACGGCCGCAGCGGTATCCTGGCTTGCGCCGTCAGAGTCAGTGCGCCGCCAGTAAACGTCCAGGCTGGCCGCAAACAGGCCGGTCGGTTGGGGGTCGTCCGCATCGTAGCCAGGTGTGAGGCTGTAATCATCAAGACGCTGGTAGGTGATAGGCTTGACCAGCAGCCAGGCGGGGCCGGTAATGGTGGCAATGCCGCCGCTGATGCTCACCTGCACCGGCCGTATCTCCCAAGCCTGGCCAGGTGGGGCACCGGCGCGATCGGCCGCCACAAAGAAGACGGCAATTTGCTCCGGGTCAGTGATACCTAATGCCGAGACATCGGCCGTCAGGGAAAACTGGTCTTTGATATTGTCACCGGTGCTGTCCTGGTAGGTCACGGCCGGGCTGTCTATGAGGGTCAGGGCCTCCCGGCCGGTCTCCCGCAGGAAACCCTCGCCGGCCTCCACTGCCAGCCAGCGCCCGCTGCTATCGGCCGGGCGGGCGTAGGACATGCGCCGGTCGTGGGGTCGGGGAAAGAGCACTTCCTTCTCGACGTAAGAATCCCCTACCCGGAAATGTAGATAGTCAAGCAGCTTCCCTTCTGCGCTGGCAATGGCCCGGCGTATGTCATGGCGGCTGACACGGCCGGCCGCCTGGTAAGGATACTCAAATACCAGTTGGTTGCAGCCGCCGGGGGGCAGGGGCACGTGCTGGCTGGACTGCTGCCAGAAGTGGAAGGGATGGTAGCCTACAAGCTGCCGCCAGGTGTCCAGGGGTAGTCCGCTCATTGTCCGCGCCAACCGGGTTGGCCCCCCCGCCCGCCGCTCACCAACTGCCGGGCTATTTCGGCCGTAGAGAGCCAGGTCAGCAGCCAGTCGGGGAACAGCCAGGCGACGGCCGCCAGCCAAAACGAGACACAGACAGGGCAGGTAATGCCGGCCGCTTGCCAGCTATCCGTGCCAAAGCGGGCAATTACCGTTTGGCGCAGCGCATCAGCCACCCCAAACGGCCCGTCCTCTTTGGTCACCAGGTAAGCCAGCCGTGCCGCCGCCAGTGCTACCTTAATCACTCTGGGCATTAAGGTAACTCTCCACGTCGGCTTTGAGAATCCGGCCGTCTTTGCCCGTGCCTGTCACCAAAGAGAGGTCGAGGCCAAATTCGGCCGCGAGTTCCTGGGCACCATCGGTCGCGTCAATAGCGACTGGCGGCTCGCCGTTCGTTTTGTCACCGTCCTCACCGCCGCCGGCCGTTTCCTCACCATCGTCTTCAGATGAAGAAGGCTCGACCTCCTCCCGGCGAGCAAACAGACGGCCGCCCTTATCAGTCAGCTTCAGCAGCTTGGGCACGTCCTCCGGATGCACAGGGATAACGCTCCCCTTTTTGGCCTGGTAACGGCGGTTCATATAGCCCCCGTAGGGAAATAGGGCATTATTCTGGCCCTGGTAGGCCAGCTCTACATAATCAACATCTTCACTCATATTGCTTGCTCCTTGCGTGCAATCGCAGCCCATAGCGAAAAAGGATGAATTAGGAATTATGAAAGGGGAGTTCCTTCAGGCCAACCTGGTTGGCACTTCATCCTTCCTAATTCATAATTCTCTTTTAGAAGTTGCAGCGCACCGTCGCCCCGACGAAGGTCAGGTCGGCACACTCTACCGCTTGCAGCGGCACCGGCGTGGCGGCGGTGGTGAAGTCCAGGGTCACTTCGGCCGTGTTGTTGCCGTCGCTGATAACGGCCGGAACTTGTGTACTACCAATGATGACCAGCACATTGGCACCCAGGGTGCAGTTAAGCACCGTCGCCAGCGTCAACACCACACTGCCGGGGGCATCGTCAGCACAGGCCGTCACCGCAGCCTCAGTGCCAGGCGCGCCGGGCAGCGGGCCGGTTGTGCCGCCGTTTAGGTAGCCGGCGTCACCGGGGAATGGTGTCTCGTCAATGGCGAAGGGATCAGGCACGTAGCTGACCAGGTCAATCCGGGCGCACAGCCAGGGGCAGTTCAGGCGCGGCCGTGTTTTCCACTCCACTTCCAGGCCGTAACAAGAGCCGGTCGGCGGCAGGTAATGGACCAGGAAACGGCCGTTGTCCACAACGCGGTGGAACAGTTCGCCATTCCCCAGGCGGCGGATCATCCCCTGGGCTGTCTGGTCCAGGTTGAAGGGGAAGAAATCCTGGTAAGCCGTGACAGTGCCGCGAACGCGGTTGTTGACAAAGGAAATGGTGCTGGTGTGCGTGCCCTCATCTATCGTTTCCTCAACGGCCACATCGCACACCACCGGGATACGGCCGCCGTCCCCCAGCAGGTACTCGCCATTGAGCATATCGGTCATCATGTCCACCAGCCGCATGGCATCCAGGTTGCGCCGGGAATCATCGCCGGTGGTTTCCAGGCGATAGGTGTAGTAGATGGCCGCCCAGATGAAGACCAGTTGGCGGAAGAGGTTGTAGTGCATGTGAATGTAGCCTTCCCAGGGCACCCCAAACATCAGGCGGGAACGGCGGTCCAGGCGGGCCAGGGTCTCGATGATGGTGCGCACGATGGCTACCGCATTGGCCTCGATGGTGGCCGGCGAGGTGCTGGTGATGGTCTCGAAATCCAGGACAAGGGAGTCCACCCGGTCGCAGTCCTCGCCGCTGACCAGGTCGCTGTAGCTGTCGTTAATCAGCAGGTAGAGGCCGCGAGCGTGACGGACACCATTGATGGCCGGGTCGTTGTCGGCCGGGTTGCCATAGAGGGCTTCACGGCCGTAGAAGAGTTGCAGGCTTTGGGCCAGCTCAAAGAGGATCTTAACCGCGTCATTGTTGGCCACATCGCTAATATCCTTTAGACCAAACATGGCCGGGATGTTGCGCTCCTCAGGCATCCCGGAGAAAGGACTGCCCAGGATAGAGTAGTCGGTGAAGTCGGCCCGGTCGTAGAGCTGGCCGGCCTCGGCAATATTGAGGGTGTCTGAGGCCATGCCGTAGTGACCATAGGGCCAGTTGCCAATAACGCAGGTCTTGAGTTTGCCGGCCCTGGGCCAGTTGCCGCAGTCCTCGCCGGGATTGATACCCGTCGCGCTGACCTCTTCCATGCCGGTGATAATGCGCACCGTTGGCTCCACGAACCGGCTGGGACGCAGGGGCAGGGTGGATTCAAAGCCGCGCTGGAGGCCGACCAGGGCAGAGAACATCTGCTGCTCGGCCACCGGCCGGAAAAGGCCGCCCGCGCCGTGTGTGTGGACGGCCGAGGGCGGGGAGGTGGCGAAGTTTTTCATGGTGGTCAGGCCGGTACGGGCGGCCAGGGCCAGGACATCGGCGACAGTCACGCCGCCGTCAGTTGCCTCTTTCAGAGTCGTTTGTCGGGTGATGTTGAGCATGGTTCTCTCTCCTATGTATCGGCCTTGCCCGACAGGAAGCCGACCGTTTCCTGGATGGCCGAGAAGTCGCCGCTGCCATTGGTCTCGGCCGCGCCCTTTTGGGTGGTTGCCGGGTTTTGCTGGGTCGGCCGGTAGCCGCCTGGCTGCTCCTTGGCGCGGTTGATGGCCCTGGACGGATTGACCAGGTCCTCATATTGGGCCTGGAGTTCCTTGATTTTGGTCTCAAGGGCGGCCGCCTGGCGATCAGTTTCCACCTGCTCTTTGGTGCGCTTGGTCAGCACAGCTTCCAGCCGGTCGCCCAGGCCGTCCACAGCCTCTTTGACGGCCGTGCCGATCATGCTGGCCAGCTCGGCCCCGTCTACCTCTGCGGTCGTTTCTGACTCGGCCGGGGTTTTGGCCCGGCGTTCCTTCTCGGCCGCTATCTGGGCCTCCAGGCTCTCCAGGTCGGCCTTTTGCAGGCTTACATCGCCCTTGGCCGTCAGGCCCAGCCCCTTGGCTGCGCCTTCCAGTTCCAGCGCCTCGGCGATGGCCTTTAAGGTGGCATCTACACCGGCCGTTCCCGCCATTGCCTTGAGTCTGTCAAACGTATTCATCTCTAGCTCCTTTTGGCTTGTTGCAAAGCCAGTTAATAAATTAGCCGGTCGCCCGGACGGTAATACACTGCGCCTGATGGTGTAAATATGGTGAAACTCACCCCCCACCGGTTCGCTCTTGGGGTGAAAATATTCCAGGCTGCCCTTGAGCGTTTTGTCGGTGGCGGCAAAGGCCGCGCCGGTGGCCTCGTCCCGGTAGGTGCCGCTCTCCAGGCGGAAGCGGCCGAGCATGACGGCATGGTCGCAGTCGCCAAGCTCCAGGGCCGCGATACGGCCGTCCTTCCCCGCGTAGGCGGGGATCTTCAGCTTCGTGTGCCACCAGTCCAGCGTGCCGAAGTCGCCGCTCTCATTCATGCGGTTCACGTCGGCTTCCTGGGCCTTCTGGGTCACCCAATGGCCGTCCCTATCCTGGTAGCTGTTGGAGGAGATCATCAGCCAGCGCCAACGGCCGTCTTTGTCCTTGTAGGTGGCGAAGTGGGTGTTTGCGCGCAAACTATTTTCTTTGTACGCAGGAGAGACGGCCATCTCCCGTAGGCTTATGTCTACTTTACGGTCGTCGCTGGTGGTAAAACAAATGGTGTCCACGACAGCACTCTCGCCCATGAGCGGCCCATCGCCGCGGCCATCGCCGGCGTACTTCTGGCCCAGGCCGGGCTTCACATAAGCAATGGTCAGGTGGGGGTCATACTGGGGCCAATCTTCATTGTTGGGCAGTAGGGCGGCAAGCTGGCTGTGCAGGCGGCGGAGTTCCTCGCTCTCTACATCCACCTTGACCACATCAAACTCTTCCCGCTCAAACAGGGTCACAGCCCCAAATTTAAGGCGGATGGGGGCATAGTCCTGGGCAATGTCCACAATCTGGGGCAGGGCATCATCCCGCAGACCGTACTTGATGGTGACGTGGCACTGGGTCTCTACGCCACCGGCCGCCAGGTCAGCCTCATCAATGCCGACAGCAAAGGTCAGGGCTTTGGCCATCACCCCAACGGGCATATTAAATTGGGTGCTGGCGTAGCTGTGATCCTTTTGGGCCCGTTCCTTCTTCTGTGCCCCCCATTCTGCCGGCAGGGCCGCGACGAAGGCCGGCCCCTTGCGCCTGGCCAATCTAATCAGCCGGGCCTTGAACTTCTCAAACGTCACTCCGGCCGCTCTTGCCGCCGTGCCCCGGCCCCAGGCAGAAACGGCCGCCTTGACATCGGCCGCCTTGACGATGGGAAAGGAGCGGGTTTCAGGCACCACAAAATCACCAGCATCCAGACGCTTGAGGGTGTCAGTGGGGATTTTGCGTTTAAGGGTAATGAGCATAACTTGAACCAGGAAACAAAAAAGCGGCTGATCACTCATTGGTGATCAGCCGCTTTTGGCTGCCGGTATATAGATTGCCCAACAAGAGTTGGGACGCCATAGGAGTGGCGTGTGAATATATTAGCCGTTTTGGGTCAGGGTGTCAATCTGCGCCCCTCCAGGTAGCCAAAAAAGCGGAGGATGCCCTCGGCCGGGAAGAATTTTTGCACACTCACATCCGTCTTGGCGATAAGGTTATCATCCTGGTCAAAAACGAGAGTGAGGGTGACTGCCTTCACGCAACGGCCGTTCATGCCCTGCTCAACTGCTTTAACGATTTCTGCCTTGTCGTGAGGTTTCAGCATAGATGTAGTATAACATATCCGGCCGGCAAATTACTGCTCGTTGCCGCCGACAATTTCCAGCGTCCACGTACCGCCGGCCGTCAGGGCCACCTCTACTGTGTCTCCCTTTAGCAGCACCGCAAAACCATTAAATGAAACATACTGCTGGTTGGCGGTGGCAAAGTCGTGGCTGAAGAGCCGGTATCGCTCGCCGGCCTGGTTCACCCGGTCAACTGCCATCACGTTAGCTGTGACGGCCGCATTGGAGGCAAAGTAGACCGCCAGGCGATCACACGCCCCCCGAAGTTCCAGCGCCACCGCCACATCGCCCGTGCCTGCAAATCTCGCTCCGCTTACTGTGTTCATAGTCACCTCGGTAACAGCTTGTTGATCCCTTTGTTCAAAAGCTCCAAATACTTCTTGCCGCCCTTCTCGGTAATAAGGACATCCACATGGGTGCCTTCGAAGCCGGGGTGCAGCACCCGCTTTCTGAATACCTTCTCCCCGCTGGAGCCACCCGGCCGGCTGGCAATCCGCCCCACAATGGATTTGCGCACATAGCTGGCATCAAAGGCCAGCATCCCGCCGCCCTTTGCCTCTATCTCATGCGGCCCCACGCCCTCGACGATGCGTTGGTAGTTCTCATCATCCGTGCCGACGGCCACGTCAAAACGGCCGTTTTGGTAGAGGCTAAAGTGGGGCTTCTGGTCAAAGGTGGCGACCGTAGTGGCGTAATCATCCACCATGCCGGCGGCCGCGCCGTCCAGGGCATCGAGGACAATCTTCTCGACAATCGCCCGATTAAGAAGGTTCTCAGGGGGTCTAATCACTTGTAACATTGCCGGCATATTTATTGGGCGGCCTCCACAATACCGTACAGGTGGCGCATATCGGTGCGCACAGCTCTTATCGGCCTGCCGCCCTCACCAAAAATCAGGGTAATAGGCCCCCGGCCGCTCTCGATGCCGAACAGCCCGTTTAGGATGCCCAGGAAGCCGACCTCGAAACGGCCGTCTGCCAACTCGACAACTTGTACAGTCGGGTGATCTGCCAGCCGCTCATTACATGCAGCGTACATGCCCACAATAAGGCCAATCGCCTCACCATCTATCTTGATGAGGTTGTTTAGGAAATCAACAGCGTCATTCAGGCTGACTATTTCGTTAAATGCCATATTGTCCCAACTCCTATTGGCGTCCCAACTCTTGTTGGGCAGCCTCCCATGCCTGCACGGCCGCCCAATACGCCTTTTCGGCCGTCTCCATCTCTTCTTCGCCCGCAACCTCGGCCCCCTCCCCCCTCTCTCCTCTCTCCCCTTCCCCTCCGCCCCTCTGCTCCTCCGCTTCCTCCGGCTCTGCCACCTTCTCGCTGTCAGTCACATGGCCACCCCCGGTGATGTCTAACTTCAGATACTCCTGGGGCAGGTAGCCGGCGTCTACCAGGTTATTGCGCGCCTCATCAGAGGAGACAATGCCGGCCTCAATCTCTACCTTCTCGGTTTCGACGGCCGTTTGCCGGATGCGTTCCCGCTTCTCCTCATCATCCAGATCCCGCTCGGAGAAGGCGAAAGCGGTCTTGTCATCCAGAGCCAGTTCGTTGAGCTGGTGGGTGATCTGCTGCTCCCAACTCTTAAACCCTTTGGCTTTGTTGGCCAGCACCACCGATTGATTCCCCGTGCTGCCCAATCCTTGCCGGCCGATGAGGCCCGGGTTGATGTCCTGGGGGTCAATGTCCAGGTTATGGGCGTAAATGAGATCTGACCGTTCCCGCTCGCGTTCTACATCGGTCTTGTCAGGCAGGCCCACGAAGGGGACGGTGTGAACCTGGAGGGGCGTATCGCCCATCACCTCTACAAACAGGTGACCCATGTACACCTGGTAGCCCAATTGGTCAGCCTTGGCCTGGCCGCCCTCCAACACATCCTCAATTTGCACACTGGACACGCCGCCGCCGATGAAGTGGACGGCCTTGGGGTTGCGGCCGGTCAGCTCCTCGTAGACATACTTCTCCAGCGCCTCGTCGGTGATGATGCGCTGGTAGCTCCGCTCGGCCGCTGGCATCACCCGGCCGCGAGCGTCGGGGGCCAGTTGGTCGGAAATGATAATGACATCATGCCAGCGGAGCGGCCGTATCTGGCCGTCATCGCTGGTGTAATCCACCGGCGCATTGGGGTTGCCGGTGAGCTGGCACTTATCCGGGTCCAGGTGGTGGACGTTGATGACCCGCGAGGAGGGGCCTTTGGCGGCGCGTTCAATTTCAATGAATTGGAAGCCCGTCAGGTAGTAGCTGCCCAGGCCGGCCGTCAGGAACGGCACCCAGCCAAATATCCCGGCTCCGGCCCCGGCACCCAGTAGCCACTGCTGGGCGCGTTTGTAGCGCAGCTTCACATCACCCTCTACCGACCAGGCCAGCGATGCCTTTTTCTTAATGGCGATAGAGAGGCCGGTGGCCCACATGGCGCTATGGTAGGGAGTAGAAAGGAGAAGCTGCTGGCGGGCGGAGTAGCGGCCGTTGTACCAAATCTTCTCGCCCCAATCTATGGGCAACTGGGGCGGCAGGGCTGTATAGCGATAGGGGGAGTTGAGGTAGATATGAATCGAGCGCGGGTCATCCCCACGTTTGACGGACCGCTTAAGCTGCCTTTCGGCCGGCGCACGGCCGTTGCTAGTCGCCACTGGCTGCCTCGCTTGCGCCCGCTGCGCCGGCCTTATCCCGCGCTACCTGGAAGATATAGCCCACTGTTGTTTTGATGGCTTCCCGCTCGTCTACTTTTTGGCTGGCATCGTAGATGGCCTTCAGGACATTGGCCGTCATGTTTAGCTCCGGGATGGTCATTGACTTCAGGCGGCCGGCCGTCAGGCGATTGCGGCTGACCATTAGCTGGATGTCACGGGGGGTAAGCGGCCGCTGTTTCCCCACGTGCTCGTGGGCCCGCTTAAGATTTTGGCGTGCTTTACGCCGTCTCAAAGTTCGCTTGATGCTGGACATAATCAAAAAGCGGCTGGCCTGCTCGTTGGTAGGACAGCCGCTTTTGGCTAAAGTTGTGTAGGTTTGGGGGGTATTGTAGCAGATAAGGGAAGGGTTAATCAACTGGCCGCTCGGGGCGGCAATCAATAAACGACTCGTCATGTACGCAACCAACGGCCGCAATCCAGGATTCCGGCTCCTTCTCCAAAGGGGTGTATCCGATCTCCTCGTTTATGATTTGTCGAACCAGTGCCGGATCGTAGAACGGATTGGCCGGGAATAGCCAGGGCCTCCACCAGGTAGTACGAATTTTTCGTATGAGTTTTTTCGTTAGTTGCTTCATGATCATATTATCCTCCAAAAAGCGTGCAGCGACCAATTGTCACGATCTGAAACGGCCCCAGTCGTCGCGTAGGCCGAGTTCCGGGAACACGTGCTTGTCAAGGATCTCCGCTGCCGGCGTGCCGTCCTCCCACGTTTTGGGAACACCTATCCTCCTGGCCCACTTGTTGACAATCTCCACTAGATCACTATTGGCTATTTGCAGCAACCTTACCAGCTCAACGAGAGTTTCCTCCCGCGTCAATCCCCGTTCCAGGGAGCGGGTAATCAGGTTGTATAAGGGCTGGCTCCTGTTTTCCAGCAGCTTCTCCCACGCCGCCCCTAAGTCTGGCCCGTTTCTCGTGCCGGCGGCATACCGGCCGCAACCCTCGCAGGGATGGGATACATGGGCAGCGCAGCCGGGATGATCACAAGGCTGGCCCGGTTCTAATTCGACATTAGGGTACATGAAACTAAAAAGCGGGTCTCTTTTTTCCATTTATAAACCTCACAGACATCATTTATCGCCTCCCAGGGGGAACGGCGGGCCTGGCCATTCTATATAGATAAAATGGGCATACTTCGGATCCCCCTCTGTTTGGACACGCTCGAATTTTATTTCATGCCTTTCCAGGAGGGCGTGCAACGTATCACTTAGCACTTCGGCCAGCCTGGGTTGGTGCTCTACCGGTATGCGGAACTCGATCCGGCCGCCGCGGGCGGCGTTACCAAAAGCAATAATCAGGAATTTATCGTTCATCTTTGCACCTCTCTAAATTTATCGCCTATGCCTCAATCTCCACACCAGGTATTCTAATGCCTTTGGGCCGTGATTGAAAGCATCTACCGGCTTGCCATCATCCCCGTAACGGTAGCTGACTATCTCCGCCCGGAAATGCTTACAGCGCGGGTGTACCTTCACCTTGCGCACCAGGTTCTCATCCGGCCCTACCCAGCCCCGCAGCTCCTTAATATGCTCAGCAATGCTGCTGCCCCCCTTCAGCGCCGCAATGCCCCGCGTCTGGATACGGCCGCGCAGTTCGGCCGCCGCCTTATCCACCCCGGCAAAGCGCGGGCGAGGGTAGGGCAGCTTCAGCACCTCCTCCAGGTGGGCATCGGAGAGCTTCAGACAGGCGTAGGATTCATAGAACACATTCAAGATCCCATCCCCCCGCAGTTGGCACAGCAGGAAGACGCGAGGGTGAGCCGATTCTACATAGGTGCCGGTATCAGGGTCAATGCCGCGAGTGGCAACGGCCGTGCCCGCGCTGTAGCCATCATCCACCGCCCAATAGACCGGGCCGCCGTCGGGATCATACTCGGCCGCTTCCGTCACATTGCCCGGATCCCGCTCGGCCGCGGCAGTACCGGCCGCCTCGTAGAGGTCCAGCCATACATCATAGACCGTGCCCTCGGCCGATGTCCACAAGCCCTTGCGGCCGCGCTGGTAGAGCACGCCAGTGAGTTTGTCCAGCACCCCGATGGTGCGCTTACCCTGCTCTGTCCACTCGCCCCGCCCCGCGTCATAAAGCGCCGGGTTGTCCTCGTGGCGCGTTTCAATAAGGCGCAGGCCCGCGCGATTCAGAATCCAGTGGCCCGGCGGCCCCGGATTGACGTCGCCCATTACCTGGGAGTAGGGGGCATGTCCGGCCCGGCCCGTTGCCCGGCCCGTTAGAAGCTCCCACTCTTTTCGGGCCAGCTCCTCGGCCTGGTTGACGTAGACGAAATCAAATTCGGATGACAGAAACTTTTCGGGACGATCTAGCCCGCCCAACACCACGCGGCTGCCGTTTTCGTATTGGTAGAACTCCGGCCGCTCCCCGCCGTATTTGCGCACCCCGTAACCCGTCTGATCAACCTGGTTGCGGTGGATCTTCTCTTCCCAGGTCTTGACCGTCGAGGCCATGAGAGACACGTTGGTCTTGCGGGCCATCAGGGCGTGAGACCCCGGATATTTGACCAGGAGGGCGTTTAGCTTGCGTAGGGCTGTTATGGTTTTTCCAGTCTCGAACGGCCCTGAGAGGATGATTTCAGGGTCTCTGGCGTACCAAAAGGTGGCGTGCGCTCCTTGCAAGGGGAAGTCTGGCCGCTCCACGTGGGCCACCATCATAGCGCATTCCATTCCTCCGCCCGGACTATAACTACCGGCTGGGCCGTCTTCTTCCCCTCCTCCTCCTCTTCCTCGTCATTACCGGGGTCAACCCCCAGGGACATATAAGCCACCTTGGACGCCCGCTGTAGGTTGAGCGCGGCCGTGCTTTTGTTCCAGCCGGCCGGCTCGTAAATGACCGTCTCATGGACAATGACCGGCTCGCCGTCGCGTTCTTCCCGCCTCATCTGCTCGCGACGTTCCATTTCCAGCGGCCAGGCGGCCATCACGCGCACATCCTCCAGGATAGCCAGGGAGAGGCCGTAGAGCTGCTCGTCGAGCTGATGCTTACGGTAGGCTCTCAGACGGCCGTTCCGATTCTCCACATAGACACGCACCATTGCCGTTACTCGCTCCAGCACGTCGGCAAAGAGTGGGTTGTGTGCCCAATCCTTTTGGGGATTGTAATAAATGCCCCTGGACACCGTTCCCGGCTCTCTGAGGGCATCCTCCACCGACATGCCCGGTGTGACGGCGGCCCAGGCGATGGCCGCCACTGTATCTCGCCGCTTTTGGTACTCTCTCTTCCCCAGTTCGGCCAGGCGGTCTAGCTCGGCCCCAATATCGGCTCCAAGCCGCTCCCAGGCCAGAGTATCAGCAATGGCCTGTTGGTAATCGGCAAGCTCCTGCTGGTAATCGTCGAAATTTTCGGCCGTTTCCACCGGCCGTCTTCTCAGTTGGGGGACGGGGGCATAGGAAGGAGTGTTAGTCATGCTCTACTTCCTCAATTGCCCCAACCGGCGGACGGCCGTCATTGATGGAAATTGACACCACTCGACGGCCGAGGCGAAATTGGTAGTAAGTTGTGCCCGTTTCGGTTCTGTAGTACCCCGTTTTGCGTTTAATCCAGCCTATAAATCTCTTAAGCATCACTCTTCATTGTAAGTGGGAGATTGCCGCTGTCAAGTCTGTTGCTTTGGGGGGTTCGGATAGTGATAAGGATTCTTTACCAGCGAGGGAGGCCAAAGGGCACATGACAGCAGCACGGCCGGCCACCTGGCGCACAAACAAAAACGGCCGTCACAAGATTTGTGACGGCCGTTTGGGGAGAGGAAGAGGAGGTGAGCGAGTAAGGGGCGGCGGCGATCATTGCTGAGGCTCGCTTTCGGCCTCACTGGCCCTGGTCATCTCTGCCCAAATCCGCTTGTAAGCCGGACAATTTGGCGCGTGGAGGGTGAGATTGCGGGCAACAGCAATAGGGTAACCACAGGTGCAGTCAGGGGGTTTTGGGGGGCGTTTGGGGGTGGGTTCAGGTGGATACTGCTGCTGTGATGCCATGCCTAAGTATACCATATCTGGGGGCGGGGGATCAATTGGCAATTAGCCTTGGCAGCCGGCCGGTCTTGTGCTGCCACCTGGCCAGGGCGACGGCCACATATTCCGGCCGTATCTCAATGCCCACACAGCGCCGGCCCAGGGTCTCGCAGGCTATCAGTGTCGTTCCGGAACCAAGAAATGGATCACACCAGGTATCTCCCGGCTGAGAAAACGCCTTAATGAAAAACTCGGCCAGCGCCGGGGGGAAGGCAGCGCCGTGATAGGCCCCTATCGTTTCGGCCGTCTGGCCGGTAGGGATTGTCAGCACATTGGAAGGCAGGGCACCATCCAGGCCGGCGGCCGTGACATTGTTGGAGATGTGGTAGCTGTGGTCGGTGTTGCGGCCGACATAGTGACGGCTGCCGATGATAGTAGCCGGGGAGAACGGCCGTATGACCGCCTCCGGGAAGAAGCGGATGTCAGGCGAGCGGGCGAAGTGAAAGATTGGCTCAAAGGCGTTCTTAAACCGGTTAGGCCAGCGGCCGGGAAGTCCCTGGCGCGTCCAGCAGAATTCATCAATGAATGACCAGCCCCATCTTCGTGCCATGGCCAGCACCAAATCGAGGACATAGAGGGAGCGACGGCCGTCTTCGGAGTGGGCCTTGATATTGAGGAAGAAGCTGCCGCCGGCCGCCAGGTGGGTTCTGGCATTGGCCTGGGCCGGCTCAAACCAATGGAGGTAATCAGCCTCGGCTATTCCCCCATAACTGCCCTTGCGCTGCTGGGCGTAGGGCGGCGAGGTGAAGATGCCCTCTACCCCACCCTCCCGTTGGGCGGCCAGACGCTCCCACGCGCCCGGGTCCGCAGCGTCTCCGCAAATGAGCCGGTGCTCCCCCAATTTCCACACCTGCCCGGGCACCACTGACCACTCCTCAGCCAGTGCCCGGGCAGTATCGGCCCCCTCGGCCGTGCCCTTAATACCTGCATAGCCTCCCCGGTGGCGTGTCTCGGCCAGGACACCGGCCAGCCTGCCGCGGTCGTAGCCCATCGCCAGCACTTCCCGCTTTCGCTCTATGGCCCGCTCCAGGATAGCGGCCAGCCTCGCGCTGTCATCCTGGCCCAGGGCGGCCGTGCCGTTGTCGGCCACCATGTACTCCTGGACCAGCCAATCGGGCCATTCGGCCGGGATAACGCGCACCTCCAGTTCTGCGTAGCCCTCGGCCTTGGCCGCATTGCCCACCCCATGCCCGGCCACCCAGCGGAAGCGGCCGCCCTCGAGGGCCTGCACCACTGCCAGGCGCACATAGGTATAGGTCTCCAGGCTGGCGGAGAGGGCCTCTTTCTGGCTGTCGGGGTGCAGGCGGGGATTGTCAGGGTGATCCTCTACCAGGGCCAGGGGGATTGTTTGCGTGCGAACAGGTGGGAAATCGGCGGCCGTGATTTGTTGCTCAGTCATGATGATTTGTCGCTGGCGAAAAATGTATCGGGGTGCTCGTATCCGCAAACGGCCGCGTTCGCCGCCTGCCTGTCCTCGTCACTGTCGCCAATGAGGATAACCCGGAAGTCACCGTAACCCCTGCCCAACATCTCGTCTTCAATGCGGCGGATCATGCCGATGTCCGGCTTACGGCCGTTTTGCTGCCAGGCGGGATCATTCTCCCAGCCGGGAGGAACCGGCCCCCACTGCCCGCTTTTCTTGGACTGGTAGGCAAAGCACATCTGCACAATGGGCGGGCGGCCGAGCCAGTACTCTATTTGATTGGCTATGGTTTCCAGGCGCACGATAATCTCTGCTTCACTTGGGTATTTTTCGGGGTCACCGAAGCCGGCCGAAGCCGGCCGATTCCATCCAATACCGTAGGCCCGCGCCGCCCTGGTTGGTGGCCAGGGCAACAACTACGTCTCGTGCTCGCTGCTCTTTGAGCCAGGCAATAAAGTGCAGGTAGATGCCGACTGAATCTCTATCGGCAATCGTGCCGTCAACGTCGAAGATGTAAAGGGTTGTCATATCTGGGAGTCCTCCGTTGTCATGTTTTAATATTACCTCCTGTCTCTTCTGACCCCCGCGTAAGCGGGGCTGAATCTTGCTTATCACTATACGACGCGCCCCCTTTTCCGCCAATGGTGATGATGTGGCCATCTACGGCCGTCACCTGGTCCGGGCGGAAGGAGATGAAATCCAGGCCGTAGACCCCTACTGTATACTTGAGGGCCTCTATGTCCCAAAACAGGGAGCCGCGATAACGAGGCCAGGCGGCCAGGGGGCGGCGCTTGTCGGTGACGATCACCTCCTGGGCAAGGAGGTGATCAATCGAGAGTGCGTTCATAAGGATTCATTATAATGCCTATGAGGATTCATTATATTAGCCTGCTATTTGGCGGCCGTCTCAGCGCGACCGTCCGCGTTCGCCAACTGCTGCTTTATCTGGCTAATTTCATGCTCCTTCAGGCCGATGTACGTTTCCAGTTCTTCGGTGTAGTGATAGTCGCCAGATACGGCCGTTTCCTGCCCAGCCTCATCATTGCCGCTATTGCCGGAATTACCGCTATTACCGGAACCGGCGAGCATCCCGTCCAACCGCTTCAACAGTTCGGCCGACTGCGCAAAGGCCGCCTCAAGCTCCGGTGTCATCTGCGGCACGGGTATCTCCTGAATCTGTTTGCGGTACTTCTCCAAATTGGTGATATTGCCACGCACGGCCGCCGGGTCCGGATCCGCCTCCCCTTCCATCCAGGCCGCAACCTTGCCAATCTTCCAGATAATGCGCTCGTGCTTGCTATCCGGCGGCGCATCGGGGATCTCCGGGTAGTCGGGCACAAGGCCCACGAATTCCAGGTACTTATTCATCTTCTCGCGGGAGGCCGCCACGTCCTCCCACTCGCCCCAGTAATAGCCGGCACCATCCCCAACGGCCTTGAGTGCAAATTTAGCCAGCAGCTTCTCCCAGTCGCCTTCCAAAATCTCCTCATGCCGGAAGCCGTAGCTAATGGCCTTGATAGCCATACGCCAGGCGGCCTGGTCATTTTCTTGTAGCCTGGCCGCCAATGCCTCCCGCGCCGGCTCCACCACCAGCTTCTTATGTCGCTGCTTAATGCGCTTTTCCCGCTCGGCGGCCGGATCCGGCCCGGCATTGGCCTTCTCATAGGCGGCCAGACAGTAGCAGGCACGGCCGCTCTTGTTGCACACAATCCGCACGTCCGGGCAGCCCTCGACAAAAATACCCTTGCTGCCGGGACGGAATTCCAGGTGCAGGCGGTTGTGCTTGCAGCCGGTGGCGATGATGTGGTGACCGGCCGCTTCATCGTAGGTGAAGCTCTCGCAGTAATAGCCCATCACGTCCTTTGGCAGCAGTGCCAATCCCGTCTGGCTGTTGGCGGCCGCCAGTATGTCGCTCTTCCAGACCTCCTCTTTGGCCTCAAAACAGCCCTCGTCGCCGCAGCGGTCGCCCTTTAATCTCATTGGGCAGCCGATGCACTTGCCGCTTTGCAGGCCGCCAAATGGCCGGTTTTGCCGGGCAAGGAAATCGTGATCCAGCGGGAAGACGGCGCGGGAGAGATCGGCCGTTGCGTAGGCGACGGCTTTGTCTACCTGCTGCCGCAGATCGTCAGAGCTGGCGCCCTTGCCAGCTAACTCCAATAGCTCGGCCGGACTCTTTGTCCAGTAATCTGTTGGCTTCTCGGCTCTTTTCTGGGCCGGTTCCGGTAGCTGATAGATTGGCAATAGGGCGGCCGCCTGGCGCTCGCTGATGATACGGCCGTGAAGCTGCTGCTTAACATCGTCAGGCAGTTGCAACAGGCGGAGTTTGTTGGCGACGGTGGAACGGTTCAGGCCAAAATGCTCCCCGGCCTGCTCTTGTGACCAGCCGAAGTCGTCCATGGCTTTCCCAATAGCCTGGGCCTCCTCAAGCGGCGTCAAATCCTTGCGTTGGGCGTTCTCCGACCAGGCCATCTTGGCCATAGCCTGGTCATCGTGGCAGCCAAGCTGGAGGGGTATGGTGTCCGACCAGTGCAGCTCCTGCTCAGCCAGCAGCCGGTAAGCGGCCAGGCGGTTGTGACCGATGGCCAATTGGACGGAGTAAATGTCATCACTGATTAGCAAATCGGGCACGGCCGCAACGGTGCTAAAGCCACCCGCCTCTACGGCCGCCAGGCGATCACCCGCGTCAACCACCAGCCGGCCGGCCGGCGGCTGCATCAGGCCGTTACGCTTGATGTCAGCGGCCAGATCTGCAATGTAGGCCGGGTCGAGGCCCTGGCGAGTTTGCCAGGGATTGGGGTGTATGCGATTAATGGGAAAGTTAATGAGCAGCATGGTTGATTCTCCTTGTGTTTGCGCGCAAACACTAATGTTGTTCTTCAGGGGGTATCGGCCGGCCGCGATCTTCCAATTCATAGCCGGCCTCAGCAATCGTTTCCTCTAAATTGGCCAGGTTGCGGGCGAAGGCATCGTTATGATCGTGCTGTAATACCCAACAAAGCACGTCGGCGGCCGCTCGCCACAACTGATCGTCTTCCATTTCTATGTCCACATCTCCTGTGATGACGGCCGTTAGGATGTCGTGAGCGCGCTGGATTTCGGCCGCCTGGCGCAGCCGGTGGGGGCTTTCGGGCGTGTCCTCATGAAACCATTGGCAAAAGCCACAATACAGCCGCTCGATGTCCTGTGGGTGACTGCTGCCTAATCCGCAGCACAAACAGACAATGGCCCGGCCGCCTGACTTCATGCCGTAGGTGTAGGTATCAAGCCCGGCCTGGCGGAGAACGATGCGCCTGGCCAGGGCATCCCGCAGGCGGGCGGCCGCGCCGGGAATGACTTCTTTTGGTAGTTTGTATTTGTTCATGTTGGTTATTCCTCCTCATCTAATAATTCAGGATGTACAGGGTCTAATATCGCCACAGCGCCATATGCGGGCGGCCTGGGTGTTTCATGATAAATTGGCTCGCCGTCCAAAAATTCAGGTTGTGTCATCATTCCTCACTCCGCGGACCGGGCAGCAAGGGCGGCATGTCACCGGTCTGGTAAACCTGCTCAATTTGCGGCCGTGCCCAATCCCCGACAGTACGGCCATCAGGCAGCATCACCCCGGCCAAGAATTCATCATCCAGCGTGGTAATGCCGGCCTCCACTGCCTCCAGCTTGGCCTTAATCACCAGCAGCAGCGCCCGCCACTTCTGCCGGCAGGCTTGCTCCCAGGCGGCTTCCTGCTCGGCGGCCGTTCGTCGCTTGCCGTAGTTGTACTGGTTCACCTTCTTGTACATAAATTCACGCTCGCCCCTGCCGGGCAGCCCCAGGTTGAGGCGCACGCGGCGGCCGGTCATCTGGAAGGCGATCATGGCCCGGCTGCCATCGTAGCCATACATGAAGCCGGTGGCCCCGTAGCGCATGAGGGTGCGCTCTATTTCGGTGCGGGTTTTCTCTACCGGGACGTTGGTCTGTTTGGCGTAGGTTGGCATTAATTAACCGCTCCGTTTGCGCTCACTTGCCGCTTCCACCGGCGGGCAGTTGACGCGCTAATACCGGCCATATCTTGAAGTTCGCCAGAGGAAAGCTCGTTTACCATGTGCTTTTGTCGCTCATCAAGTAAGCGAAAATCTGATGGCAAAGTAACCGGCAAGTGCCCGCTATCTGAACGCCTGGAAGTGGCCGACTTCGCCTCAATCCGGGCCATCTTTTCCTCGTGTACCAGCCTGAGTTTTTCTGCATCCATCCTTTGCTGGTGTTCCATTTCCCTATCCTCTATCTCTTGTTGGCGCTTGCGATCAGCTTCCTCCTGCTCCTTCCTGGTAGCCTCGGCCGCTTCTTCTTTGGCTGCCCGCTCAGCCTCGGCCGCTTCCCTGGCCGCTTCCTCTCGCTGCTCCAACTCGGAAATAGCGGCCAGCAAGTAGACCATGCCGGCGATAGCGAAGACCGCCGTGATCACCAGCTTGGTATCTACATTGGCCGCTTCCATCAGCCACATGACACCAATGCCAATGGCCAGGTAGAGGCCGGTCATGGCGGCCGCCAAATGGCCCCTGGCTGTCCCGTAGTAGACGACAGCATAGTGGGCCGAGAGCATCCCGCCTATTTCCAGGACAACGGCCGCTGCGATGCCAACAATCAGGTTGTCCGATGATTGGTTGATAATATCGCCCCAGTACCAGGCCGGGGCCACCGGCACCAGGAACTTGGAAAGATGGCCGATGAATGACATGAGAATTGCGGCGATGGTCGAAAATAGTTGGTCAAATAGTTGTTGTCCTCGCTTCATCATCATTTCATCTCCTGATCACCTTACCCAAAAACTTGACGATCAGCCGGGCGTCCCACCCGTGCCAGTTGTGTGTCATTATCGTTAGTCCCAGGAATTTTAATGTGAAATAGAGCGGCAGATCGGGATGCCACGTCCAACGAAAGAGGAAGATGCCGGGTACTCTAAATTCCCTTATGCCCAACTCCGCCTTCCTCTCCTTAGAAACGGGTCTGTATGTTTTCTTTTTCATCATTACCTCCTGGCTCTTGATTCATATTATCTTATCAAGCTCTCTCAAAATCCTGCTCTTGACGCTAGATCGCGCCCGCCCCTTTTTCCTGGCAGCAGGAACAGCGGTCCGCCGCTTAAGTGCGGCTATCTCTTTTTGGAGGCGTTGCACCTTCCGCTCCAATGCAAAAACACAAACGCCCGTAATGGCATTGAGCACAAACAGGAAAATCATTACTTCAGCCATCTCGCCTCCTATTAAACCACTGCCAGCTACCGTCCGGCTCGACCTCTATCGTATTATCGGCCGTGCCGTTGATCATTTGATGCACATCAATTAATTGAGTAGCGTCCACTTGGTCGGGGTGGCCCGGCACGGTCGGGACCACTACATCTAATTTGCCTTCCGTAAACACGCCGTAGCCATTTTCGGCCGTCGCTGCCATCATGCCGGCGGCGATCTCCAACATTGTGCCCAAGATAGCCATCACAGCACCTCCCTGCCCCGGCTGGTGTTGATGATGAGCGGTCGGCGTGGCGGCCGGGCCACCTGTTCTTGTTGCTGCCCAACTTCCTGTTGGGGCCGTTGCCCCGCCTCTTGCCTCTCAACGGCCGATTTAACCCAGGCCCAAACCTTGCCGCCTTTGCTGTCATAACATTCCATACAAACGGCCGTTAGATTCCCCGTCTCCGCATAACGGCGGCGGATATAGGCCCGCTCTTCGGCGTTCGGTGCCCGCTCCTTGCTCAGCGGTAGCTGAACTTCGCCAACTGGTTCGAGTTGAACCGGTTCAACCGGTTCAACTCTCCTTGAACTCTCTGAACTCTCGACTACGCGCCGCGCCTCTCGGATTGGCGGCCGCACGGGTGGGGGAAGCTGTTGGCGTGTGGGGGAGGGGGGCGTGGTGGGGGAAGAGGGGCTGCCGTCAGGACCAACCCAAACCGCCAACATTTCCCGTATGGCTGCCAATTCCCGCCGCAGACCACGAAGAGCGGCCGCCAGGGCAGGGCGGTTGGAGCCAATTAGCAGCCAGGCCAGGAGGAGCAGCGAGGCGGCAAATAGGGTAGCTATCAGCCCGCCGCCGACCCACAACTGCCGGCGCTGGCTGGCGATCTGGTCAGCCAATAGATTGATAGTAGTGGTATCGGCCGTTGGCGGCACGGGCAACATGATAGTGGAAGGGGTGGGGGTGGCAGTGACAGGCACGGCCGTAGGCGTCCAGGTAGGCTGTGGTGTCCATGTCGGCGGCACGGCCGTTGGGTAGGGTGTGTGGGTCGGGAGCGGCGTCTGGGTGGGCGGGGCAGTCAACGTAGGGTAAGGCGTCTGGGTGGGCACCATCGTCCACGTGGGAACGGGAGTCGGCAACGGCGCAACCGTCCACGTGGGCACGGGCGTACCGGTCGGGGGCACGGCCGTTGCCAATACCCACTCCCTACTGGGGGCCAGCGTGGGTGTGGGCAGAAGCTGCCTGGTCGCAAACAGCGACGAAGTGGCGATGGCTGTGGGCTGCTCGCTGGGCACGGCGGCCGACCACATCATACCAACCAGGACAGCCAGGCCGGTAACGAAAATGATAGCCAGGCTGGCGATGAGGCCGGAATTGCTCTCTTTCAGGTTATGTGGGGCTGCCATACTGCCATTTGCCCGTTCCAACTCTTTTAAGCGTTTAATTTCCTTTGTCGGATCCATGGATCTATCCTTTGCCGTCTGGCCTGGCAAGGAATAGAATCCCCGCAGGCCGGGTTAGTCGGCCTCATGCCCTGGGGCTGTGCGAAGGCAGTCGCCAGGGCAATCAATTCGGGAAGGCTGCTGGCATAATCAGCGGCCTTCCCGTTTAATCATCGTCGTCCCAATCCTCTTCTTCCTCGTAATCTTCATCATGAGCAACAACGGCCTTTCGGCCTTTAGGCGGCCAGGGCTGGTTTTCCCGGATGAGGGCGATCAGATCCTCCTGGCTCAGTTTGCGTTCTGCATCGTTGTTGTAGAGGCGGCGCAGATAATCGGCCGTCACGTGCTCTAACTGCGCCAATTCCTCCCAGACCGATTCATCTTTCAGGCGCAGTTGATTGAAATTCAGGCTCTTGGCGTGCCAGGTTGGCTCCGGCCCGGGGTCGGGCAGGGGTGGCAGCCGGCTCCAATCCGAGCCGTCCCAGGTCGCGCCGTTGACCAGGATCAGGTCGCCTTCGATGCTGGCCCGGACGGCCGCCTTATACGCCGTCTCAAATCGCATTGGGCTACCGGTAACGCGATACCATTCATCGGCCGTTTTCCAGTTTCGTTCACGCGGCTCGCTGACGGCCGATGGCAGAATCAGGACACAGTTGCGCTGGGGGTTGCGTAGCGCCTGGAAGAGCGGGCCGTCAAAGAACTTGGGTGACTCGCCGTCAAACTCCAGGGCATTGTCAATCTCGCCTTCCACAACGGCCTTGCACTCGGCCAGGAGGGAGCGCTGCACCTCCTCGAAGTCATCATCCTCCTCGATGACGGCCGTCAGTGAGATATGAGGTTTCACGTTGGAATAATTAGAGAGTGATTGGGTTCTTGCGTAGCTGACCGTAATTGATTCAATTTTCATTTCTATCTCCTTGATTACGCCCGACAGGAGTCGGGTCTTAGACGGCCGCTTTGGGCGCGTCGAAATCCATTGCCACTTGCTGGCCTGGCTCACTGACTGCCGCGGCCGCCGGCCAGCTAAATGCCCGGCATTTCCTGACTATCTTGTCGCTGCCGGTATATTCAAACTCCGGCCCTAAGAAGATTTCCGTATTTGGCAGCAGCTTCTCCAGGTGCCGGCGCAGTGTGACCAGTTCGTTGGTGCCCACCGGCTTCTCCCTGCGGTAGCACAACAGGCGGTTAAATGGCATGTCATGGTCACCGGCCTGGAATTGGAACATGAGGCCGCCGGTTACTTCGTCTTTGGCGGTTCGGTCGGCTATGAGGTCGGAGAGGATGTTGGTTAGTTTTCTACTCATCAAACACCTTCAGTTCCCGCAGGGACAGGGTCAACTTTGCCGCCGCCTGGGACAAATCGAACTCGTTTACCAGGTCGCTGATTCGGTGGACTGGTAGCATCGCGTGGTCAAATTGGCTGCGAAAATTGTCACGGCCGTCCTCATCCAGGGCCAGCCAAAACCTTGCTAACTCCAAGTGCTCACCAGGTGGCTCGTGACCTTGCTCCAATCGCCGCCGCAAAAACCCGACGGGGGTATGCGCCCAGGGCAGCGCCGACCAGTAAAAAGCCAGGATAACGGCCGCTTCGATGTGGGCGAACTTTTCCGGCATGGGCGGATCGCATCCTAGCCGCTCCAGGAGGTGGCTGGTGGGAGTGGGTGAAAATTTACCCACCTCTGCCACCTCATGTTTGTCTGTATGATGATGATGTTGTTTAAGATCCACAGTAATAACAACATCATCATCATGATCATCATGCAGAGGTGGTGAAAATTTACCTACCCCTACAGTGGGTGAAAATTTACCTACCTCTGTATCGGGAGATTGTGAACTCTCCCATATGGGCAATTGTGAACTTGCCCCGGCCGGAGATTGTGAACTCTCCGGTAATTGCGATTGTGAACTCGCATCTAATGAAGCGGCCGGTAATGGTAATTGGTAGGCCCGGTCGGTTAGCTGCCACCAGCCTTTATTTTGAACTAAAGACATGGCGGCCACGCCCAACTCGGCCAGGTACTTCAAACTTTCTCGCGCCGTCTGGACGCTTTGAACGCCGGCGCGGCGGCAAAGCCATTTAACACTGCATGGACGTGGGCAGTCAGGCATGAGCATAGCCAGGATGATGGGTAGGGCTGCTTTGTAATTGAGTACATGCAGCACTGTTCTGGGATCGTCGAGGGCCGGATTGTTCACCGCGCCTTCTCCTGGAAACGGCCGTAAATTCTCTGCACCTGATTGGCGATTGTGTCATCGGCCGTTGCCAATTGATCCTCAAGCTCGGCCATTAGTTGCTCGCGTGTAGAGGCGGCCGTTTCCTCCTGGCATTTCAGGAAGCTGGTCTCTGTTTTTTGCTGCTGGTTCGGTGTTCTTGTCATGCTTGCCTCGACGATTAAAAACGGCCGATTTGCCCCGCCATAACGAAAATAGGGTTTTAGGGAGGGTGTTTGTTCCAAGCAAAAAAACGAGCATTGGGACAAATCGGCCGATAGACCAACCGCGCCGGCTGGCGTCTCATGCCATAGCACCGCCGGCGCAGGAAGTCGTTTGTTAAAAAGCCGATTTGCCCCTAAATGTCTCCCAACTCCTGTTGGGCCTCTACAGTTACTTGATTACCCAAGGTGGGGTAAATCGGCCAGTGGCTCGTGCGGGGATTGAACCCGCAGCCGGGCTTTTTTCTGCCCGGCCTCACCTGAATCAAGCCGTGTTGTTAATGCGTTTCAAATGCTTCACGAAACGGCCGAACTTGCCGCTCCGGTGAAACTTGCCACAAACCGGGCACTGATACACCCGCTGGCTCCTGTGGCTGGCAGCTTCGGCCGTCGGGTAGGCTCGTTTGCTGGTACACATTCGTTGGAGCTTGCGCCACTCGCGGGCGGCCTGGGCCTGGTCAGCGTATTTGTTCATGCCTGGTTATTCGTTGCGGCGGCCTGCTCGTATCCCCAGAAGTACCAGCCATCCGGGAATCGTGCCCAGGCCATGCGCCCGATGGCGACAGAGCGGTAGCCGTGTTCACCAGCCTGCTCCTGTGCGCTAAATTCCCAGGTGTCAGGCCCGCGGTATTCTGGCGATACCTCCTCGCCATTTTCCCATCGGCGGTAGAGGTTCGTGCCGGGGATCGGTTCGATGGCCTCTACCCTGATTATCTGCCTGCCCTCGCCCGTATAGTACTCTGATGTGGTGTACTCACTCATCAATACTCTCTCCGCCTCCGGTGGCCAAAAATTCATGGTAATAGTCCGGGATATGTACCACCAGGTACGCAGTGTCAGCGCGTCGCCCGTTTCGCGCGACCGTCCGCGTTCGCCGTCTGCCTGGTTCACGTCGAACTCGACATAAAACCAGGTACCGCACACCGGGCAATGGTAGCTGTCCAACTTGACGCCGCCTCCGAGATCGGCCGTTTCCACGTGGTCGAGGTTGTCGCGCTCACATAGGCAGCTCATTTCAATAATCCCGCTTCTCGTAAATCACGGCCGCTATGACCGCCAGTGCTGCCAGGGAGCCGCCGCAAACCATACCGATTATTAAAAGTGTCATGATGTTTGCTCCGATGTTTGATGTTAGCCTGCCCCATAGAGACTGATAATTTGTGTTAACGCAACCTATAGGGGAAAGTCTTGATTTCAGAAAATACATGTCAAGGTGTGTTATACTTTAGCCGGGAAGCCCTCTTCCCCTATCAGTCACCCGGCCGGGAATCGCCAGTCCCGGCCCTTTTCTTGTATCCGTAGAGCGCATCTTTTTCTTGCAGCAGCAGGCGATCTAATTTCGCCAGCGCCTCCAAGGTCAGCGCCACGTTTTCGAGAATGTCCACATCCTTATTCGCCCAATACATGATCCGCTTTTGCGCCTCAGCGATGCGGTTTATCATTACCTGCATCGTTTCCAGTCTCAGTGTGTCCTGATCCTCCGGCCGTGCCATCCACTACCCCTATCAGGCGATTGATTCGCCCTATTAACTCGTTTGCTTTCTCGTTCTTCCCCAGCTCCTCAAGCGTGGCATCAATGGCGTGAAGGATTGCGCCCGTTGTCGCTGCCCCTGCCGTCATCGCAAAGACCGTTGCCACATCAAACCCCCAAATAAATGCCCAGCCGCAAACGATGACAAAGGCCGTTGCCATCCTCAGCGACCACCGCCGCCGCCAAAGGCCGTATTCCCCCAGCGCAAAGTGGGCGAGGATGCTCGTGGCAACTACCGAAATGATGTATCCCAGAATCATAGAATTAAGTCACAAATCAGGCGGCCTGTGCTATGCTGATTGGTGACTGATAGAACAAGCCCTGTTAAAGCTCCCCCTGTGGTGTAGAATTTTCGCCTGTCGAAAATCTCGTATCCACCGGAGGAAAACATGACATTAGAAAGTTCCCTGCTAGAGTTCCTGGAAGGGCTGGCCGGCCAGTCTGCTGCCAACCGCACCAACTATGAGCGGCGCATACGGCCGTTCCTGGCCGCCTATGGCGATTTGGCCATTCGGGAAATCACCCGCGCCGACGTCAACGCCTATATCGCGGCCCTCGAAGAGAGAGGTTACGCTGAAGCGACGATGGCCGGGTACAAGCAGGCAATCAAGTCGTTTCTGTCCTGGTGTGCGGAGCGGGCCGGTATTAGCTCGCCGGCCCGGCACATCAAGGTGGGCAGCTTCATCTCCAAACGCTCCAAGGTTCCCCCGGAGACGGCCGTTTCCCGCCTCTCTGCCCTGGCCCGTGATTGGCTGGCCTCCGAGAAGCCAGACCAGGTAAGGGACGGCCTGATCTGGCTTCTGTCGGAGTTTTCCGGCCCGCGCCTGAGAGAAATAAGGGAACTCAGGAAGAGCGAGGTTGAGGCCGCTCTTTGGCGCGGGCCGGATGCAGAGGGGATCTACAGAGCTACTAGCAGGGGCAAGACGGGGGAGATTACGATCCGCTTTGATGGCCGCCTGGCTTCCGGCTTCCGCCGCTGGCTGGCAGTCCGGCCGGATGCGCCGATTGACATTTGCTTTGTCGGCACTCGCCAGACCACCACCAGGAAAGACAAGGAGCTTCGCTACCGGCCGCTTTCCCGGTCCGGGGCCACCAAGATTTACCAAAGGCTGGCGGCCGCTGCTGGGGTGGAGAGGGCGGTGCTTTCTCATGCCCTGCGCCATCGCCGGGGGGATGAGACAACCCGCCGCTTTGGTGCCAAGGTGACGGCCATTGTGCTTAATCACGCTGACCAGGAAACCGGGGCGACGGCCCTGGCTTATTACCATCACCCCGATGAGGGGGATGCTTCCAAGGCCCTCTCTACTATGGCCTCAAGGCCGGAAGATGAGGAGACCCACCGGGCGATTTTGCAGCTATTCTTCAGCCGCCGCCGGGATACATGACTAATAATCGTGTACCCTGACGGCCTGTTCGTGACTGGAAATCGCGTACCCCCAAAAGGGGTCGCGGGTTCGAATCCCGCCCTCTCCGCCAAGAATCTTAAGATTGGTAAGGTTCTGTGTTAGACGGCCGTTTCGCAACATAGACCTTGAAGAAACGGCCGTTTCCTTGCAATGTCTTACGACAAGGGTAGCCTGAAATACAAGTTTTTTAAGTGGCTAGTGATTGGCATACTCGTCTTTGGCGGCTGCGCTATCGCCGCCTTGCAACTCAACGGGGTGCCGCCGGCCGGAAGTGAACCAACCACCGCACCCAGGGCAACGGCCGAATTGGCGACGGAAACGGCAACGATGGAACCGACGGCAACACACACCGCAACGCCCACACCAACCCCTACGCCGTCCCCTTCGGCCACGCGCACGCCAACCCCTAAGCCCTCGCGGACTCCGAGGCCGACGGCCGCTCCCCTACCAACCAGGACGGCCGCGCCGGCGGCGACTCCTACATCTGCGCCGCTGGCCACGCCCCCACCGCCGCCGGCAGCGACGGCAACCGGGGCCATTTTCCCAGGCTGCACCTGTCAGGCCGATACCCTCAATTGCGGTGACTTCGACACACACAGCGAGGCCCAGAGCTGCTTTAACTTCTGCGTGCAGCAGGGCGCGGGCGATATTTATGGCCTGGACCAGGACAATGATGGCAATGCCTGTGAGAGTTTGCCGTAAATTATTAAGGTGCTAATACGGCCGATCGGCCGTTTGGTAAATCCCCTTCCCGGTTAGTTGATAGCTTGGCGGGAATGGGGAAACAAAGAGAAGGCTTCTTGCGCTTTGCGTAGGAGGTCTTTTTTTATTCCGACTTCCTACGCAGGGTGTACTCGAAAGCCCAGGCGATTAAGCTCTTCTAGGAGCCGCTTCGCCTCTGCCTCCTTTGCGGACTCTACGTCAGAAGCAGGAACGAGAAGGGTGTTTTTGTCACCGACCGCGATGCTATTGGGGAAGCGGCCGTCACTATTCCAATTGTGAATTGTTTGGCGGCTTACCTGAAACAGCTTGGCGAGTTCGGCGACAGTGTACAATTTCTCTTGCATTTCTGCCTCCGTTGATAAAGTGTATTTGACCATGCCAGGGATGATACACGATCCCCTTGCCCGATGTCAAGACATTTGACGAAATTGGTATCTTTGTGAATATTGGTACAAGTAATCTTGTCTAATGGCTTGACATGTGTCAAGCGAATATGTTATAATCCAGGAGTAACTTAAACACAAAACGCCCCCACCAGGGCAAAGGAAACGGCATGGACATCAGAGACCTAATTCACGAAGCAATAGCACTCAAGACCAAATTGGCCCAGGCGCGTAAGGCCGCACACCCTGGCTACCCGGCCGTGATGACCCCGGCTGGTGATAGATTCCATCGCATTCACCATCTGGAGTATCTGGCCCAACAGCGCGTAACGCGCCGGTTTTTGAAACTGAAAGCATCACTGAAATCATAACCCCCCGGCCAGCGTCCAAACCAACCGGGGGATCTTCAAGCACTCACAAAGGAGCAAGCACTTATGACAACTTTACCACAGAACACCAAACAAACCGACCCCTACGCCCCCGTCGCGGCCGCCAAAAAAGCCGCCGCCCTGGCTAACTACAGCGACAGCAGCGTCAAGGCCGTGACACTGGCCTGGGAAGCGTACACGAAGGCGGTGAAGCGATGAACACACCCACCTGGCTAACCGAACTAATCCAAGACCTCGGCCTAACCATCACTGACACCGGCCTCTTTGAAGACTTGACCATCGGCCAAACGGCCTGGACTGTCAAATGTGGCAAGCTGGTGCAGGTGGCCAAATGCGAACTGAACCTTATCAACAACACCAATGCCCGAAAAGTTGGCGGCCGTCAGGGTCACTGCATGGTAACGGGCCACGTGTTCAATGTGGGGGTGGCCTGATGGGCGCGGTAAAGCAACTATCAATCAATGGCAACATCAAGACCAACGGCGAACTGAGGACGGCCGTAGAGCGCGGGGCAGCTACCAGTAAGACGGTCCGCCGCGCCGATAACCTGGACACCTGCGAAATGTGCGAGGCAACGGCCGTTTGCAGCACTATCACCATAGAGGTGGGTGGTGAGTTCGCCGATATGCTTGTATGCGATCACTGTAGATTAAGCGTGGCCTTCTCCCGGATGGGCAACCTGGAACGGGACAGGGTGACGCAACTTCGAGGAACGAACAATGAATGAAGATGAATTAAAAATTCTTACCCGTATAGCTAATGCCCTGGAAGCAATCGCCCAGGCATCGGCCCCGGCCGCGCCCAACTACCAATTCCCCTTTGAGGAATATGCAACCTTCGACTGGTCGCGCATTGCCGCAACAGTAACGGCCGCCGATGAATATGGCGCGACTGTTGTTACCTGGAACGGCCACACCTGGAAGCGGCGAAGCTGGCCGCAAAAATACGGCTTAGTCGTTGGCTTCACCCGGCCGGACGGCATGGGCGAGGACGGCGTGAACTGGCTTAACCTCATCTCCTTCAAGGAGCAAAAGCCGGTAGAAGCCCTGGATAGCAAGGTGACCCAGGCATTGGCCGGCCGGCGGGTTCAAGCCGAGCCGCGACAAGCGAATGGAAACGGCGCGACCGTCCGCGTTCGCCGCAAGTCCCAGACCCATCCCGTTCAGCGAGGACGTTCGGAGCCAAAAGCCGAGCCGGGCACATGGGATCATGTTGAGGCTGGCTCAGTTGCCAACAAAAAACTAGCCGACTTCCGGGCAGCCATCGAAGGCCAGGGCAAAAGCACCAAATTGGGCTTTGTGGTTGAGAAGGCAGCCCAGGCCGGACTCTACGCCAATGCACAGGAGGCACTGCGGGCCGTCAAGTCCTGGCCTGATTTACCGGCCGGGATAGCCGTGACATCTAGCAAGAGCATCAAGACCGGCACGGCCGTGACGATTTTTGACTGGCTGGCGACCGTCGCAAAATCCCGGCAAATCGTTGACGACATCAACGGCGATCTGTTTTAGGTTATCACGGCCGTTTGTTTGCGCGCAAACACCTAGGCAAACGGCCGTGTCACCATCGTAACCCAAAGGAACAAACTATGAACATCTATCAAGTAGACATCACCGTAGCCGATGACCCGGACGCATCCGAAATGCTCTTCCTGGACCAGCGCGAGGTAGTAGCCCGCTTCCCCTGGACACGGCCGCTCATCACCGTTGACCCTGACACCTTCAGCGCAAACGTCGTCACCGGCCTGACCAACATCAAAATCTATGCCACCTACTGGCCCGATTATGTAGAGGCTGACGGGACGGCCGAGCCGGAAGCGGCCGGTGTGGGTCCCCGCGTAGGCGGGGATCTGATTATCCCGTTTTAGACGGCCGTATTTGGAGCATCAACTATGAAATGGACACACAGCAAACTCTACGCAAATATCTATGATCAGGACGGCCGCCACGTGGCAGCCATCACCGACAGGCCGGAGCGCGAGGATAATGCCCGGCTGATTGCCGCCGCGCCAAATCTCCTCTACCTGTCGGAGATCCGCGTCGCGCTTCATGATTTTTACCAAAAGCTAGGGGTCGGCCGGGACTGGCGGGAAATCGCCAGCGAGCACCCGCTCGCAGTGGATTTTCAAGGGCAGGCACAAGCGGCCGGCCTCAGCACCGGAGCTTACCTGTTGCAGTTGGAGCGGGAAGCCATCGGCCGCGTCAAGGGCGAGGAGTAACTATGTATCAAACAACTTGCACCTGCGGCGGCCAACTCTTCCTCATGGAAGTCCATGCCGTCTTTGCCCCCCGTGAGGTCCCGATAGACCCCCAGGTCGGTACAAATTTCGGCATGGATGACATTGCCGACACGGTGGTGGAGACGGCCGTCTGCGGCCGCTGTAATGCCACATATGCCCTGGCCGACCTTTACCAGGAGGGGGCCGCCGACATCATCAACTGGATTATGCCGGCCGCCGATTATTTACACTGAAAACGGCCGCTTCCCGCCCATCTCTCACAATGCCGGGAGGCGGCCTATCACAATGGAGAACCCATCATGAGTAACGAATATACTACTACGAAATCACACACTCGCATCTACCGGGAAATTGTCCGGCACAACGATAACTTCTTCTACTCAGAGCGCGAGGGCAATAACTACCTGGTAGACGGCCGGCCCATCAGCGCGGTCGATGCCCAAAGCATCATCACAGCCAACAAGGAAAGCACCGTCTGGCGCACGGGCAAAACCCGCTTCGATCCTGGCGAGTTTGAATTTTCCTGGACGGCACGGGTAGAGGTGACAGTCAGCGGCAGCAATGGTGACGGCCGGGTGATTGTCTACCGGCACCTGAGACACCCGGAACTGGCAGAGGTGCCGGCCGTTGCCGCTGAGTGGAACGGCTATTGGCGTGATGAGGCCGGCCAAATCATCGGCCTGATACTGCGCTACCCTGGCGAACATCGTGATAGATGCCTGTCCTGTGTCGAGGTAGCCCAATTAGAGGGGGGCCGTCGGAACGACTCGGGCCGTCAGAACGGCTTGGAGAGATGAGCACCGGGCGCGACGGGAACGGCCGTTTTCTACCCGGACACCCATTTGCCAGCAAAGGCGGCAAGGCGCGGGCCAAAAAGCTGCCCGCCTGGCGGCGTAAGGCGATTGCCATCCAAGGCTATTGGGCAATGGTGCGCAAGCACTTCGATGGCAATCCGGCGGCCGCTAACGCCTGGCTGGCCAAGGCTGGCCAACATGCCCAGGACGCGGCGGCCAGGGAAGGCGGCTGGCTGTTTCAATTCCCCGACCCAGGGCCACACCCGGCCCATCGTAATGGCCGCTGTGATATACAGCCTGAATCCGAGCAGGAGTTCCCGGATTCGTGGTACTAAGGAGAACATCATGAAACTACAGATACCCGAAACATTCTTGAAGTTGACCGGCTTTGTCTGCCCGGCCGAGTTCTGGCCCGCCCTGGGCTATGAAGGGGAAGCCCGGTATGTGGCCATCTACTGGGAGCCGGCCGGGGATGAGGCCAGCTACGATGATGGCCGCGTGAACCTTTGCGGTGCCAACTGGACGGCTTACCAGACGCTTCTGGGCTTCCAGGAAAGCGGCCGCCTGGATTATGCCTGGCAGTTTCAATTCGAGACTGGTAGCAGCGAGGAGCCGGCCAAATACTGGATTGTCATAGATCGCCAGTACCAGGAACATATGGCCTGGCTGGTCAGCCCGGAAGAGGCTTCCTTTTTCTTGCGTTTGCAGTGGCCGGAACTGGTAGCCATTGACGAAGGGGAGTTGCCAGCCGGCGAGGAGTTGCCGCCAATAGACTGGATGGCATTGCAGGCGGAAATCACCCGGTCTTTCAGGGAAATACCGATACCCTCGCATGAAGAAATCGTGGCCGCCATGCGACGGGACCAGGAATTGCTGGCCGAACTGAAGACGGCCCTGGCCAATTGGAGGGGAGCGTGATCGCCATCACCATCACCCGGACCGGCCACCGTTACCAACAAACTATCGCCCGCGCCGATGATGGTGAGGTGACATTTCCCACCAACCGCGAGCACGCTATGGACGTGGTGGCTGAGCACAAGAACGGCCGTTTCAGCCCAACAGGAGTTGGCGGCCCCGGCAAATTCGATACCGGCCAGGCCCACAACTGGACATGGCAGGTCGAGGTCGAGCCGGAAGCTGTATAATGGGCCAACAGGAGTGGCTTGGCTATGTACCAACGAATCACCCTACAGCAGGTAAAGGAGGCCCGGAGGCGAGCAGGGCGCGGGCAGAGCATGAAACAGATAGCGCGTGAAATGGGCATGGGCTACGGCCCGATCCGCATGGCCATCCTGGGCCATACCTGGTCATCTGTGGCCAACCCGCCGCCGCTGACGGCCGGGGAGCTTGAAACGTTGCGCCGGCGACGGCTGAGGCGCACCTGTGGCAACTGCGGCCGTGTCTACCGCGCTTATCACCAGGACCGCTGCGGGGCCTGCTACACCTTCCGCCGCAAATACGGTAAGGAGCGCAACGGGCGCGATTTGCACAAGCATCCGCACACCAGGCTATCCCGCTCCCAGGTGGCTGCGCTCTACCAGCGATACCTGGAGGCCGGCTGTATTGAGAAGGTGGCAGAAGGCCAACCCTTTTCGGCCGAAACTTTGCGCCGCCGCTTTCACCAGGATGGGTACGAGGTGAAGCCGGGCTACCGGCTGCGGCTGTCGGCCGGCCAGGTTCGCTATGCCCGCCGGCGACATTATGAGGATGGGGAGCAAATCAGCCAATTGGCCGATGAGATGGGACTTAACTACAGCACGCTCTATTCGGCCGTCGTGGGCCATACCTGGGCGCACGCGGGCAACCTGCCAGCCAATAGGGAGAGGGAGGGGCGGCCGTGTGCCGGCTGCAAGATGCTGACCGGCCACACCTCCGGGCTTTGCGTCTACTGTAGGCGGAGCGAGTAACATGAGCATCAAGAGCGGATCTGTTCACGGCAATAGAATAGGCAAAGATGACAGGATGTGGGGTGATGACTTGCGTGATACGGCCGTTGGCGGCCCCGTGCGCACTCCGCCGGCGACGGCCGTTGCCCACTTTAAGAGGATTATCAGCCAGCAGCAGAAACCCAAGCCCGCCTGTGCGGGGCACGCAGACAAGCCGCCCTCAGAAGCCGAGAAGATAGCCAAGAAACTTAAGGCCGCTAAGGCAAAGGAGAAACCAGTGACAAATGAACCAGTGGCGAGAAGCCAGCAATTAATTGATACCCCCCCCAGTACCGGTGAGATTGTGGACGATATCGAACAGGCAGCGAAAAAGCGGAAGCGTAAAAAACAGGTGCGCCTCACCGATGACCAGGTACGGCAAGCTCATACTGAATATTGGCACAGCCTGGACACGCTCAAGGTTGTCTGCAAGCGGTGGAACGTGTCAGAGTCCGCGCTGCGCAAGCGATGGCAGAAACTTGGCTTGCCCCTAGCTGGGCAAGGTACGAGTCGCTATCTCAGACACCCTGAGACGGCCATAGCCCTCGCAGATCCCGCACCCTTAGCCCCAGACCTGGTGGCCAGTTCGGCCGAATTCATCCCCGATGACCTCAGAAGCCGCCTGGCCGCCTTCCGGGATGACATGAAAGATGCCGGCATTCCTGTGGAAATTTCCATGAGTCTGCATCTGCACCTGGTTAAAGAGGTGACCTTGTAAAATGCGCCTGGTAGACCGCATCCGCCTGGCTCTCGGCCGGGGCTTCCCCCCGGCCGCCGCCTGCCCGGCCATCATCGCCGACCAGATCGCGGCCCAAATTGACGCGCTGCCTGATAGTGATCGCAGCCCGGCGGCCGGTGAATACGGCTGCGTGGCCCCACCCTTTCATGACTTCTTCATCGAAGCCCGTACAGAGGTGGTGGTAGATGAGGAAATTTGGACCATAGAGCGCGGCCTCCATTTCGAGGTAGCTAACGCGCACCTCTGGGAGAAGGCGCAACCGCTCTATGAGGGCACCCACTGGATTTACAGCATCACACCCTACCAATGGCGACAGCGGCGATTGGCAACGGGAAATTTGGTAGAAGACAATGTGCCCCAGTCGGCCAACGGCCGTCTCTTCCTCCACCTGGACGCGGCCGGCCACCTGCTGGATGACATGAGCCGGGTACACACGGCCGCCCATGACAGCAGTCCCCAAACTGATGCCCACATCCGCCAGGCAGTCACCTTCATACCCTTTGCGCTTAAGGCTATCAGTGCCCTGCACCAGCGCATAGAGGCAGAGCATGTCACACCCACACGCCAGCAGCAGCGACAGCACGGCCGTAAGCACGCCGGCCGCAAGCTGGCCGATTACTATGTGTTGAAAGTTCGCTCGCCGGGGTCCCGTCAATCACCCGGCTCATTTGCCGGCGTGGGTGTCGCTTCGGGCACGGGCAGACGGGCGCGCCGGGAGCACGTGGTTAGAGGTCATTTTCGCTATTACAGCCCGGAACGGCCGCTTTTCGGCCGGTACTCTGGCATGGTCTGGATTGGCCAGCATGAGCGGGGCAGGGGGCAGGGGAAGATTAGCAAGGACTATCTCATTGACCTGGGGGACAAATGACGCTGCTCATCAAAGTTGACCCTGAGCAGCATATGAACCGCTGGTATCTGGTGCTGGTCGCCCAACAGGAGTTGGGACGCCGTCACTGTTGGATAAGGCGGCCGTGATAGTCGCCTGGGGTAATAGAGAGACCGCCTACCAGCGGGCCAGGATTTTTCCGGCAGAGGATGCTGAGGCGGCCGGGGAGCTGGCGGCCAGGATTATTGAGCAGAAAATCAGGCGGGGGTATGTGGCAGCCGGGGGCTGAATGTCACGTTATCTTGGGGGTACTTATGGTATGATGTGTTTCCATTTTCAGTAGGCCTATCTGATAGAATAGTCAAAAATCAAAAGGAGTTAGACCGTGAGCGAAAAGGCAATATCAAAAGATGGCGGATTGTGGGTAACTGGCGAAGTCCGGGTGACGGGCGGTAATGACTACGCCGATTTTGGCGAAATAGAAATTGAGAGGCCGGATGGCAGCAAGGGTAAAACTATGCGCGTAGCTCGGAAGAAGGGGGCGGGCGGGTTCTGGACGTTGCGGGATACGCCGGAACAGGAAGGGCCGGATTAAAGCAAGACGGCCGTTTTCTGTCGGGAAAACGGCCGTCACTCAAAAGGAGTAAACTCATGCAAAGTATACCATATTTCATCATCGCCCTAATCCTCGCCACCATCCTCTGGCGGCTTGGCTGGCGACCGTACACCGAGAATGCCGCCAATTTGCTACCCGCTGCCGAGTGGACAGTTGGCCTATCCGCTGGCGAATTCCGCCTGATTGGTTTCGGCTTCGGCCGTCGTTTCAGTGCCAGGCGTGGCGGCTACGAAGGCGGCCGCGTGTACCTGGTTTTATTCGGCCTGGTCATTGGCCTGTGGCGCGATCCGTATCGCTCAGCCAATTCCGGCGATTACATGGTGGATAAGACATGAAAACCTGCAAGCATTGCAAACGAGAATTTGACCTCGCCGACCGCGCCAGCCCAACGGCCGCCCCCGGTGCGATTGCACAAATCAGGTATTGCTCTCAGGCGTGTTTGAGGGCGGCCGGCAACAAACGGTATTACAAGAAACACCGGAGGGCCATTATCCGGCGCGTGAAAGCCAACAAGAGCGATTGACACGTAGGATATAATCGAATTACACCCAACCCATGGCATGAAACGGCCGATACTCGCCCCCTCCTGAGTATCGGCCGTTTCGGTTTTAGTCCAACAACCCAACTTCATCCAGCGCCTGCAAAATGAAGCGCCGTTCCAGCACCGGCAAAGAATCGAATCTATTGACCCATCTCTTGGCCTTTTGCTTTATGCGGTCGCGCTCCCTCCACCCGTCGCCCAACCACCTGTAATCATGCAACCTCAACGGCTCATCATAATTGAGCCACAATGATTCACATACCCGCGTCCCGGCCCGGTTCACCGTCCAATAGTCCAGTCTGCGCCAATCGGCCAGCAGACGGCCGTATAGCTCGCTCTGGTAGCCTGAGAGAAGCGCCCGGCAGTTGAGCCGGGAAACGGCCGTCAATAGCTCCTCATGCTCTTCCTGGCTGCCAAACTCATGGCGGTAAAGCGGCCGTTGGCTGCTGCGCGTTTCCATGAGGTATGGCGGATCCAAATACATTACCGTGCGCCTGGTCACTGGCAAATACGGCAACACTTCCAGGAAATCGCCATGTACCAAAATCCACCTGGTAGCCTCGTCACTTTCGGTGATGCTGGCCAGCCTCATCAATTCCGACGTGGCTGCAGCAGCGTCAATTCTGATGAGGCGATCACCAGCCCGGGCATACCTCGTCAATTCTGATGAGGTGATCGCCTCGTCGCTTTTGACGATGGCCGCGCCCCTCATCATTTCCGGTGATGTCGTCGAGGAAACGGCCGCCTCGTCATTTCCGGCGATGTCCCCGGAGACCTCGTCAGAGTTGACGAGCATCGAGCGCCAACCGTCAATTACCCGCTCATCAGCATCAATCAAAATATTGAGCTTTGCCGGCCGCTTGTTTCTGGCGACCGCACAGGCCCCGGCGAAGCCGCTTATGAAAATGTCGTGTGGGGGAATTTCGTTGATGATTGTCCTGAATACCAGGCCCTTGCCGCCGTCGTAGCTGTTTAAGTCCATCTCGGGACCTCCTCATTAGATTTGACGATGTTTTCCGGATCCCCTCGTCATTTTCGGCGAGGCGGTGCTAACCAGGTTAGCCATCTGCCGGCATTATCGTCAATTTTGATGAGGTTGTCAAGCTCGGCGGCCGACCTCATTAGATTTGATGAGGGGTGCCCGGGCTGGCGGCCGACAGCGTTAGAAATGATGAGGCGATCACCGCTCCGGAATAACTGGCCAATCTGTCACATTCGGCCGCTGGTCCTGGGCTAGAAAAATTAACCCTTGCAGATCTCCCCGTCGCCAAACGTGTTCAACAAGTGCTCTGGCTTTGCTCAACTTGGTTTCCCCGGCGATCTCCTCATCATCTACCCCATACTCGAACGCCAGCAGGCCCAATTCCTCCTCGTCGAAATGTTGAGCGATCAGCCGCCAAACCCTGACGGCCGTTCGTCTTGACCGTTTTGGGTACGAGATGGGTTTTGTAACCGGCTTGGGAGATTCCAGGGCAGCGACGCGAAGGGCGAGCTTTCTGATCTCATCTGCCTGCTGCCGGTTTTTTTTTCCAGGTACGTGGCTACCATCCTGAATTCCTTCATGGCGACCGTTACCGTCTCGTTTAGCTCCTCAACCAACGAGGCCAGGTTATGCACCTCCTGGGCCAGAACGCCATTATCATCCGTCATCGTCAGATTTTCGCCGGAAGTCGCTGTAGATGTATTCCCGGCTGTTGACGGCCAGGATCAGATTAGCCAGCATCTCCTGGGTCTCCTCAGATTCGGCCGTCTCCGACTGCTCTTCCAGCAATTTCACAAACCAGCCGCGTTCGTGCTTTTGCGCCGCTCTCAGGAAGGCATTGGTGAGAAGAAACAACAACCTCTCAAACATGGCATTATGCCGGCGCGGGTGCGCCAAGAAGTCCTGTACGATTTGCTCAATTGTCCCCTGGCTGAAGATGTTGCCAGTAAACAGCCGTCTTGCCAATGATTGTCTTTCGTCAGCCATGATAGCTCCTTTGTCGCCAAGTCAGCACGGCCAGGGAATTGATAGCTCCTGACCAGCAAAAATAAAATCAGGATTGCGGATAATGTCTCGATTCTCCTCCAGCAGCCAGCCAGGCTGCTCAAAGCCGCACAGGTACTCGCTGATGTCTGATAGGTTGTCATTCGGCCGGACCAGCCACGTGGACGGCCGTTCCGCGGGCGTAGGTGGCGGTGTCAAGGTTGGTGCCGCTGTCAGTGTAGGCGTTGGCGAGGAGACGGCCGTCGGAGGAGATGAGGAAGGAACGGCCGTCTCCGTCGCCGTGGCGGTGCGGGATGGAACCGCAGCCGGAGCAACCTTTGTGGGAGTGGGGGTGGCAGTCAGCGGCATGGGCGTGATACTCGGAGTCTCACTAATCGCCAGCGTCGGGGTGATGGCCGGTGCTGGCTCATGGCGGGCCAGACAGGACACGGCCGTATAGATGAGGACGGCCGCCAGGATGGACAGGGCCAGGATAGCGGCGAATCGAAGCTCAAATTGATTGCGGTTCATGGCGCTATCTGCGTCCAGGTGGCCGCCCCCTCCGTATTGTCACGGCAAATATAGATTGTTGCCGGCAGTGGAGCCACATCGGCCCACAGGCTGCCGATGGAGTAACCGGCCGTGATGTCATCGCCCGCGCCGGGGGCAGCAGTGGCCACCAGGTTATGGCGGGGGCCTGTCTCGTCCGTGCGCAAGTCCACCAGGTCGCTGGCCATACGACCCATGCCCCGCCTGGCAGAGGCTCTTAGGAATTCGTCAAACATTCTTCACCTCGTAGGTAATCGTCTCTACCCGGCTCTCAGACGGCCGTACCTGCACCTTGACGCGCACAAGCTGCACGTTTTGGCGCACGCTGGTGCGGAAATCCTCCACCGTCACAAAATCGGCGGGGAAGTAATCGCGCCACAGCACCTCCCCCGTGAAGTTGGCCTCATCCAGCCCCGGAAAGGCCCGGAGCAGGGCGCGGCTGGCCAGGCTTTTGTAGGGCCACACCATGAAGGTGTCCCGTGCCGCACTCTCATTTAGCTTGCTCTGGGCAGAGGCCAGCAGCCCGGCTGGTGTCGTCTCGGCACCGGCACTGGCGGCTGCTACCCGTTGGGCAATGGGTGAGGCGGCGATGCCAGCATCGTCACGTGCAACCCGGAACTGGCGGGCGGCCGCGTCCCCCTGGCCCAGGGCGATAGCCAGATTAGCCTCGTTGTAGCGGCTGCGGCTGCGACTGTAGGCCCGGACATTGCCGAATTTGGGCGAGAGCACCACCGGCGCATTCCCGGCCGCATTCAGACCACCGCTGGCGGCTGGTGCTGTGCGGTCGGCCCCCAGATAGCCCGCCTCAAAGAGGAACTGGTAGCCCCCAGCGTAGCGCACCCGGAAATCTATCTGGTCACCCCCGGCCACAGAGAACTGCTGTATTTCCTGCAAAACCGCCAGCAGGTGCTTCCGTGCCCGGCTGCCGGCCCATAGGCCGCCTACGCCCAGATCTGCCCCCAACAGCACCGGATTTACCCCATCATAGTCACGGCCGTTTGCCTCTGTGGCCAAATCGCCAATATTCTCGCGCACGTAAGCATACATGACTGTGGAGGCCGGCCCGGCTTTGGCCGCCTGCGCTGTGCCCGAAGGGTAGCTGATGAATTCCTTATCCGGCAGCTCCTCCAGCGACGGGCCGTACGATTCCCAAGAGAGACGGCCGCTCTCGGCGATGCCGTCTACAAAGGTCTTGTGGATGCCGGTAAAGACCTCCGTCCAGGGGATGCCAAAGGCCGGGTCCTGGTGCCACACCCGCATGATGTAATCGTCGCCAATCTCCCCAATCCGGTCATCGTAGCCGGACAGATCCAGCCGGTAGCTGCCCTTGCCGCTGGCCACAATCTCAAAGTCCAGGGCCAGGAAATCGCCAAAGCTCTCTACCGTCTGGCCGGCCGTGTCCTCAAAATCCACCCGGTAGAGCAGGCTGCCATAGGCCAGGTAGGGAGGTGGCGGCGGGGGAGGGGGTGGGGGCGGAGCCAGAAGGCCGAAATAGAGCCACAGCAGCATGTAACGATCATCAATGGAGCCAAATCCCCCGTCCGGGCTGGGCAGCACGGCCGGCACGGGGCTGCCCAGCCCGATCAGGCTGAAAC